TTATTCAAACTCCTGCCTGAAACGATCCATAAGCGATCCGCCACGATTTAACCGCGCCTTAACCGTCCAAGCCGCCTTCCTGAACCCTGCGTATAGATAATCGTCGAAACGTCTAATTTCGTGCGATTTCGCTTTCATAATCGTTGCGTGCCACGCTTCTACGAAAGGCGCCGCATGTTCTTCGAGTCTGATCGTTCTGTCTACGCTTGCCTTAGCGCGAAGTAAAATTCCGTAGTATTTATAAATATCCTCTGCGTCAAAGTAGCGAGCCATCGCGTTAAACATTTCGTCAGGCAATGCGCCTTTTAACGCTTCAGCCGGTACAGTTGCCGTATCTAATACGTTATTTTTGTTTTTAGAACGCTTAATAGAATCCGATGGTTCGTTTTCCGTTTTCGGTGCCGCGGCCGTTGTCTCCGTTGGCTTTTCGGCCTGTCCGCGATTGGACATTGTCGACTGGTCATCTACCGGCAGGATCACGATTATATTCGCGCCCTTCCCTCCATTTATCTTCCGTGTTGTTGCGATTTTCTTAACGATGCCGAGCGTCGCCAATTTATTCAGAGCCCGACGCGCAGTCTTGACGGACTTGCCGATGAGGTCCGCCAGCGTTTCCGCCTTCAGGTGCGCCGCCCCGCTGAACTTAACCGCATACCGGGCGATCTTCTTCAGCGCTTGGCGGTCGGTGTCGTTCAAGTCGTATGTATTTCGCTTGATGTGTTCGTAGACTGCCGCGTTAAGGGCAGCCGTTGAATCAAACGTCTGATGCTCTGCTAAGTAATGCATAACACTACCTCCATATCGCTATATCGTTATTGTTGATTATAAATACAGATATATCGGTATGTCAATATTTTTATTTACACGATAGCGATATTTCGTTATAATCAAATTAACAGAAAACGGAGGCGATTCGATTGGAACTCTACGTTAAATTGGACGAAATATTAGACGCGCGTGGATGGACTCGCAAAAGACTCGCAGAAGAAACGGAACTTAGACCGAACATTATTAGCGAAATATGTAACCACCAACGCACAACTTATAATCGTGAGCATATCGGTCGTATTGCGAAAGTTCTCGGTATTACAGATATGAACGAATTGTTTGAGTTTCGTGATTAATTAAGGAAGGGAGGTGAGTGCCTCATGAAAAGACCAAAGTGTTACTACGAGGGTGAGCTGCTTGAGATTGAATACATCCTTCAAAATATGGAGAATGGACGCATTTATGGTTTAAACGGGAATTCTTCACGAGGAGACGGGGATCTTCCTCACAACGTAAACAAATTGCGAGATCTTATTTACGACTTAATCCGCAAGTACGAAAAGGATCTACCGTCGGATACCGATGTTGCAGGCGATGAGATCTTCGGCAAAAACGAGGAAAGTTAATTATTTCCGATTGATAACCGAACACACATTCGCATATAATAAAGCCGGAGGTGTTCGGCATGACTAGCGATAACAAACTGTGGGCTTCGAGTTTTATCTTGCCGGAATTACGCGAAGGGTTTCAGCGACTGGCTGAGGCTAAGCTTAAAGTAGAGAAGCCGCAACTGGACGCGCAGCAGATCGAGGATATGGAATTGACGGTCGCGCAATCGATGGAAGTAGGCGCAGATTTGTCGTTTGAGATTTACGACGACGGATACATACGTGAAGTAATCGGCGCAGTTCATTACGTGGACCACATACGGAAGGAATTTCGTGTGAAGGACGCCAAAGGCGATACCAATTTCGTGAGGTTTGCGGATATCATAAACGTAAAAAACGCCCCATCCGGCTAAGGACGGGGCGTTTATCATTTCGCAGTTTGTTCGCGAATACCGTTTTTTATTAATCGTAGATCACTCGCGGATTCATGCGCTCTACTATTCGCTTCATCTAAGATTCGAATAATAATCGCGAGTCCGAAAAGAACAGCGCCGGATACTACGCCGGCCAAGACGCTAAAGAATACGGAAGACTGCATACTGTTCGCAAGTGCTTTGTCCGTTTTATATTGCGCTTGAGCGACAGAATTATCGTATAGTTCTTCGCTTACCTTTTTACTCGTTTTCGCATCTTCTGCTACATCCTTATCGTATATTACAAACCCCGCAATAATTCCGGCTACTACACAAATGATGCTCAAATACATAAGCACCTTAACAGTAATCTTCTCCAAATTCCACGCCTCCCCTATTCGTAGTTAAATTATACTATCCGACCATCTTTTTCCGCAATACCTGTTCGTTATGTAGCGCGAGCACCTACGTATGAATACGTAAGCGCCCGCAAAAGGTTTCGTTATTTTATTTCGTAGTTCCCTCTCGTTTTGTTCCGATTTCGAAAAGACCCGTCGCTGCCAGACCCGCAAAGCCGCCGGCCCACAAACGCAGCACCAAGTCGAGATCAGTAAACGGATAGGCAATCGCGCCCAATCCGATACCAATAACGAAACTGAGAACCGGCACAATATTTGTCGGCAGCTTAACCGTTTTCTTAACGAGCTGAACAAGCGCCGTTAAGATGGGCGCGAGGATAGTCGCGAAAATTAACACTTCTTCCATAATTATCGTCTCCCTTTTCGTTTATTTTACTGTTGCGCCTGTGGACTTCGCGGCATAGATATTTACCTTTCCGAACTGGTCCGTCTTGATCGTGTACACGTCCGCCTGCGGATTCGCAAGAATTTCGTATTTAAGGCCGCCGAATTTCTTAGGGCGTAGTAATCCGCATTCGTTCCCTTTGACCGGCGCTTTGTTTGTCGGATAGATGCGCCATGAGTCGGCAGACGCCGGAAGGTAAACGTATTTTTTGCCGCTGGATGACGGCTTAGAAGAACCGCCCGCCCCCGTCAACTTTAGAACTTGGCCGACCGAAATCTTATTCGCGTTCTTAATGCCATTGTATGCTTGTAACTTCGCCATACTGACGCCTGTTTTCACCGCAATTTCGGACAAAGTGTCGCCTTTCTTAACGGTGTATGTCGACCCGGACGTCTTGGCCGGCTTGCTTGCGGAAGACTTGCCGCCGAGTGCTTTGAGTTCCGCAGCGATTGCCGCTTTTACGGATTCCCAACGGCCTTCCGCTAACACGCGATGTGGGCAATATTTGCCGGACCAGTCTTGGTGCTTACGAACACGGTCAACGCCCCATCCGCGCTCCTTCAGCAATTGCGCAATGAATTTAATCGCAAGTTTTTCGGCCGCTTTGTACTTAGCGCCGCCTGATTTCGAGTAGCATACCTCGACGCCAATAGACGTCCGGTTTCCAGAGTTAGGGCCACTTCCGTCTCCGCAGTGAAAAGCGTTATGGTCTGTCGGGATGCCTTGAACAACCTCTTTGTCGTCTACCGCGAAATGATAACTCGTTGAACTTGTATTGCCGATCATATACCGGATCTCCGCATCAGCCGAAGCATCGTTGGCCGTATTATGGAACGTGATGTACTTCGCATCCATTGAATATGGACACTTTAAATCGTAATCTCCGGATGAAACGAGATTCTTACGTACTGAAATCGCCATTAAATCGTCCCCTTTTCGTTTTTTTTGCATTAAAAAAGCCCGCCGGGACTCTCACCTGACGGGCGTGTTGCGTTTATTCGGTTATTCTCTTCCGCGGAATTTCTCTTCGAGTCTATCGATCTTATCGATGATGACGTCGTACTTATCGCTAAATTTATCGAGTAGATCTTGTAGCCGCGATTCACGCTCACGGTTCGATTTCATTACGTAAATCAGCAGCCACGTAAAAAGGACCGCGAACGGCCCCTGCGTTAAAAAATATTTGAGTACGTCTAATTCGCCGCCGCTCAATAACTACGCCCCCTGTCCGCCTGTTTCTTCCGAAGGTTCTTCGATAGGAGGCTTGTTTGGATCGTAAACATCCCCGGTGATTTTTTCGTATTCTTCCGGTGTTATCCGGCCAGCTCCGACAGTATCGTGAACTTGCTTTTTCGTCCAGAGGCCGGCGTCGTAAAGATTTTTGATACGGAGATACCAAGTCATTTAGTTTCCTCCTGTCGCGATAAGATAATATAAATCCGCTATCTGCTTTTGAAGATTCTCGATTTCATTCGGAGCCGGCGGATCGGGCTTAATGCTCTCTTTGTATTCCTCCGTCGCCGCCTCGACCCATACGTTTTTCTTCTTATCGAATCGCGGTGAGATAATCGACGGATCAGGCAATACGTCCGTACTGTTTGGCGGCAGCACTTCTACATCGATATCTTCTTCGCCGGCATAGTCGAAATTTTTGTCGTAGTATAAAACGTGCATTCTGATTTCCTCCTTTACCATAATGGGATACCGATATTAAAGGACACACGCGTAACGCTCGCCGAGTCGGTTGCTGAAAGGCCATCGAATCGTAATTCGCCATCCGTCGTAAATGCAAACCGCGCCGTACCGTAAGAGCCGATCGTAGGAACGACGAAATCTACGAGCTGCGTCGGCTTATACGTGAATTTCGCTACCGTCGTACCGGCGGCCGGCAGTGAGCCGAACGTGCCTCGCAGTTTAATTTCGTTATTCGCAACGGAAAACTTGAACGGATAGCTGGCGTTTTGCTGCGCTCCATTAATCAAAGTAACGTTATTCCACGTTGCGGCCCACGGACTATTCCACTTATCTTTATCCGCCTGTACGACGTGAATGTCCGTTTTGTTTGCGTGAGCATCCACCTTTGATTGCGCCCCTTCTACCGATTCAAGCTCGCGCCACGACGTCCATGAATCCGAGCTCGCGGCCTTATTACGCATAAATTTCCGCCGGCCCGATGACGTCGAATCATTGCTACTATAAGACGTGTATTCCTGATACGCGTACGTGCTGTAGTTATGAACGAGAAGATATCCGTTGTTATTTACCGGTGCATTCAATGCCGTCGTTGCGCCGCTCATATAATAGAAGCCGGTATCTGTAACCGCATTAAAATCGATGCCTGTCATATACTGTGCCGCACCAGTATCCTGCGTCAATTTAAACAACTGCGATCCGTTCCACTTGTCCTTCTCAACCTGCGACGTGTGACGGATGCTATTGGAATCATGGGCCCGGAATTGGTCGAGGGGCGCCTGCTTAACGTTGTCGACGTTACTAAGTCCGATCTGGTCTTTCGTCACTGAATGCGGGTTGTCAGTCCGGGCCATATGTTCGTCCGTGTACGCTTTGCTGTCCGTTAAGGCCTTGTCGGCTTTTGCCTGCGCACCGTCCGGCGTCTCCTGCTTCACATTCTCAACGTTTCCTAAACCGATTTGCGATTTCGTTACGCCATGCGGATTGTCTGTTCTTTTCGTATGAGTGTCCGTATAAGACTTCGCATTCTTTTCCGCAGCATCCGCTTTTGCTTGCGCTCCTTCTTTCGTTTCGATATTTTCGAGGTCTTCGAATTTCTTGCGCAGCTCTTCGACTGTTTCGACCACTTCGTCGTATAAATCGTTGATTTGTTGGCGCAACGCTTCGAAGTCATCCACGTAGTATTCCGCCAACGGTACGATATCCGTATCAATCAGCGCCTTGTCGATGGTAAACGAAAACTTATGGATGGAAAGCGCCTGCTTATTCGCGTAATACAGGTAAAGTTCCGCTTGTACATCGCCACTGTGTCGGATCTCTTCGGCTGACAGAACATACTGCGCAACACCTTCGACTTTATCCGTAATCTCTACGCTTCTTATGAACCGGCTGCCGTCCGCCATAAGCATGACGAGCTTCCCGGTAACGGCGGACAACGGCAACGGGACGCCGTCCTTTGTTAACGAGAAGATTAAACGCGCCGTATCGATGTCTTGCGTGCTGAACTGTATTGCGGTTTTTATATTCGTTTTTGTCCGGCTCGTCACCTCAAACGCAAGTGGTGCGTTATTGTATATCACTGCAAAACCTCCTTAGTGCTGCGGCGTAACGATCATTTGCGCTACACCGTAGCCTTTTTCCGTGTCATACGGAGATTTGATTTTCATAACGGTCCCATAGCCGCTGCTTTCCGCCTTGGTTGCAATGCCTTCGATTGCTGATACGCTATCTCCTACGGCCACTGTTTCGTCAATTCTAACGAAGACTTGACCGATTAGTCCGATGACATGCCATTCGTCACGAGAGTCGCGCGGCACATATTCGAGAGTCGGATCATAGTCGGGGTTTAATTTTGGAACGCTTAACTCTTCGCCGCCATCGATAACCGTTTCGTAAACCAAGCCGCCGAATTCGTTTCTTTCGAACTGATCGTTCCAATAGAACGCCGCGCCTCCGAGCACCAATCCGGCCGTTTCCGAAACAACTCCGAGAATCTTATCTCCTTCGCCTGCTTTGCGTATCTTTTCGCCTTCTAACGCGACGAGATAGCTAGAATCAATTTTCTGACCGTCAGCAGATTCGAAATACTCCGCGAAGTCTTTGAAATCTGAGACGCTTTCTACCCGCCCTGTACCACGAATATGTCCGCCAGTTGAATCGAGTTCCCATTTCGTATTTCCGGTCGAGGCGCTTCCGCTTCCGTAGCCCCCTCTTACGCTGTATCCGTTATCATTGATAACCCCGTTGGCAGCGAGTACGACCCTCGACGGCCCGTCACCTTTTGTATGTGAATTGTTTGACGCTATAACCGCTTGACGCGAAGCTGTTGTGGATGAGCCACCACTGGCGCCTAAAACGACGTTTCTAGGTCCTTTCGTTATACATCCGCCCGTGGTCGCAATGACTGCGCTTGTTTTGTCTAAAACGTGACCCGATGTAGAAGCAGCGCGGAAACCGCCTTTAACGTTGTTCGGGACGACCTTATGTTTCTGGCCCCCGAGGACTGCCGCACTCTCGTAACCATACGCTCGGACCATTAAGATATTTGTTTGCGTATTCGGCGATGTGATGCCGGCCGTACCGCTTGCTACGTGAAGAATACCGTTTTCCAAGTTTACGTTATATACTCCTCCTCCGATCTCGATGCCATTCTGCGCTGAATCATGGATAACGAAATTGGAAATGAAGACGTCATCCGTCCGCTGATCGCCTCCGGTAATATAGAGATCACAGCCGGCCTTTTTAAAACCGGAAATTTGCAGACCGGATACGTTTATCTTCCGGCTTTTGTATTGAAAGGCAATCACCGATTTCCCTTTGTAGTCATACGTAGGATCACCGATCGCAGTAAAACCGATTATCTTTACGCGTTGGTATGCCGAGACGACTAAAGCTTTCGGCTCCAGCCCTTCATACAGCGAATTGTATATCGGCTCTCGTGAAGTGCAGTCGATCAGCGTTACGTCCCTCGCCGTCTCGCTCCACGGATCAGTTGCCAAGTGGTGTCCGATATGTCGCAAGTCGAATGAACGTACATCCCGAAAAGATTCGTGTCCGCGAATATGGACATTACACGGCGCCGGCCACTCCGTATGTGCCTTCACCTCTACGCCTCGAATGTTACCTTCAGTGTAGTTATCGAGAAGCCACACGTGTTTAGATCCGTCATCGACCTCGATACCGTTCGAATTGGCGGCACCCTTACGGTGGGCTGTGCCGCGCGGATTTGTCATTACGTTATTGGTGATGAAGATATATTCGCTGTAGTGCGTAGTGATCCCGTCATCACCGTATCCATAGCCGACGCACCGATCGATCCAGACGTACTTACTACCTGTTGCGGTATAATCCTTCGCAGTAATATCGTAGGTAGGCGCCGATATGTCGAAACAATGGAGCCCCGGATTAATACCTTCGACCTCCCGGATGATACCGAACTTCACTTGCGCAAAAGTTAAGCAGCTTGAATGAATGCCCCCGGTTGAACTCACGCCGCCTTGACGATCCGGATTCCAGTCGAGGGACATCCCTTGGACTACGATATTCCGGTTGCCGGACGCTGGGTCCGCGTTAATGATGACCCACTCGCTCGCCGGCGTGTCTTCGTGTAGCTTCAACGTAGTAACGCCCATACCTTGGCCGATCAAATACGTCCATGATGGCAACTTGATGCCTTTAACGATATACGTGCCTGCCGATAGATTTAGCCGCACCTTACCGTTCCCGATCGCCTTTTTAAACGCTTCTGTACTATCGTTAACGCCTGTCGGATCGGCTCCGTAGTCATCAACGTTTACATCGCGCTCAATTTTGCGTAAAAGCTTGTTATACTCTTTGTCAAGCCGCTCCTTCAATAAAGGTGCGATATTCCCTTCCGCATCCACACGAGCGTCAACGACCTCTTTTACGTTTGTTCCGTCCGCATTAAGGATCAGATTTCTGATACGGTTATACAGGCCGTCGATATATGTGCGCAAAGAAAAACCGCCATGGTCGATTTGCTCCGACGTGTGGGCGGTTTTCGCGTTCTTATGTGCGGCCAGATCCGTATACGATCCTTTAATATCGTCCGCAATATCATCGAGGTTTTGGTTGTGGTCGTTACGGAAAACACGGTCCCACGCTGCCCCGGCCTTTCTGTACGGAAATTTCGGCATTGTATTCCTCCTCGTTATTTAGTCTCCAGCGCGGTCAGGCGCTTGTTTATAGATTCGAGCTGTTGCGAAAGTGTTGATATATCCACCGTAGCCGTACCGACCTTGATACGCTTCAGCTTTGCGAAGTCAGTTGCGCTCATTAAGCCATCCGTTGTTTCGGTAGCTAGCGAGACAGAAACTTGGCCGTCGGGCCCCAATACGATACTCGCCAGCTTCACATAATCCGGCGAGCTCATAAGACCGTCCGTTGTTGCGTTTGCCCGGCCGTACGTAGGAATCGTCAGCTTTGTCGGGTCGTAACCGTCTTCGTAAATCGCGTCTTTTCCGATGGTTATGTTTCCGCTTATAGCGCTGCCTTTCACTTTCCCAGTTGACGTATCGATAAGCTTGGAGAGCGTGCTCTGCGTACGACCTAGTTTTGCGACAGTTTTACTGATATTCGGCCGCAATTTTCCGAAAGTAAAAACAGACGGTTTATTCGGATTGGAATAAGATTCGACACTGACAACGCGTAGCTTGGTGCGTAAGTCAAACGGCTCTAATACGCACCACACGTAATCACCTTTTCGGATGTCCTGCATTTTCAAAGCTTCGACTTCCACATATGTCAAACTGATAGATATCTCAATCTTATCGGTCAGTTCTTTTTCTAGCCGCTGTTCAAGCTTACCCTCGTCCTTTGCCGTGTAAGAGTCGTCGAATATTGGATTTGCGTGTTTAATTCCGTAGATTGCAGCCAAAGGGCTTTTGTATTCAGCTTCGACCGCATATTTCCCTGTCTTGTCGTCTTTCTTTCCGAAGCCCTTGATAAACGTTTTTATAGAAGAGGTGTCGATTTCCTGTGTCGGATCTTTTACATTTACTCGATCGCGAATAACATAGTCTGTATCTCTCGCTATCTCCTTCGCGAAGTACACTTTCTTTCCAATACATTCATATTCCGCCGAGTATTTTTCTTTTATATCGTTTAACAGTCCGAGCGAGTATCCATTCCCGAAATCTTCTACTTCAAATGAATCACCAAGACCATCCGGTACAACTTCGTAAGAATACCCGGAGCCTTTTAATGCGATATCCAGCATATCTTCGAGGTAAAGTTTTTTCTTTTTCCCTGAAGTCTCGTACACGTAATTCTCTCCGAGGTCTGAAAATGATCGGTGCAGGGCCGTAATGTCGACCTTTAGTCTCTTGCCTCCGATCGGTACATAGCGCGTCTTTCGGATGACAAATTCCTCGTCTTCATAAAAAAGAGAGCCTTCATTCTGAATCAGCGGAAAGGAGTGCGCGTTCCGATCGGTCTGTATAACTGATACATCTAAAGATCTGCCGTTATCGATTTCATCTTTCTTTGTCACGTTAAAGTCCGTTAAGGCTTCGACCTGATTAGCGAGGTTTTTTACAATCAAACTAGGCATGGCGCACCTCCCTACGCGTAATAGTGGAATCTGAAATCAAAGGTGATCTCAAAATCCCCGCTCGTTCCGCTTAACTCAAAATCATTCCATCCGGGCTCAAGCGTAATGAGTCCGAAATTTGTCTGCCCGAAAATGCTAACGTTCCCCTTTTTCGCGGTAACCCCGGAAATTTGAATCGCTTCCTTCGCGGTAGATTTGCCCGAAAACGTCCATAGATCGCCCGTCGTTCTATTTTTGATCGACAATTTATTTGACTCGCCTTTATACGTGATTTTTAAAGGCATGTATCTCGGATCTAGCCGGACGGCTCCCGCGTTGAAAATACGAAAAGTCTTCGTCTTGTGTTTGTACGAAGGGATATCGTCCGTCAGTCCTTCGCCTATCTGCCATTTGTTCGCATCAAACGTAAACGCATCCAGTGTGGTGCCGACTGATTCGCAATAAGTCGAGGCGCTTTGGAAAGTCAGCGTAAAGTCGCCAAAACTACCGATTCTGTCAGGCGTGAATGATGCGCTTAACTCGACTCGCCATCGCTTTTTCGGCGTCGCTTCCGAAACTAAAAAGAACTCCTCCTCGCGATGAAGCGCGTGAAAGAGTTCCGCTTGTAATAAATGAAAATCAACGTCATCCGCTCCGAGCAAGAGACATTCGGCAGTCAGCGTTCGGGCTCCGAAGTTTTTTCCTATTCGAACTAAGCCGTCCCTCCCCGGAATCGTTTCGTAATCAATGTCGGGAGTGGGCGAAGCAATTTTGAAACTTCGCACGAGAACTGATAAATCGCGAGCCATATCGATTATGCGTCCGTCCTTGTAAAGTATCCGGAAGTTGCTATCCGTAATAGGTACACCGGATGGAGGCGTTGTATAGACGCTTGAAAAAACGTCGATAGATACCTCCGGCTCTTCAACGACAACCGGAGCCGGGTTGTTTGTCTCCGGCGTAGAAGGAGTAGATGGATTCGACGGTGAGGGGGCGGTGTCGTACTTCGTTAGACTATACGTCTCAATGATCCTGTTAAGTTTTGACGCGTAAGACGGGTCCGTCGCATAACCGGCGTCTACTAGCGCAGCAGTCGCTTTCTTGTAGTTTTTCTCTCCTACGACCGCCTTATAATGATTCGGGTCCCAACTAACGCCATTTACGTAAAGCTTCGCAAGGTCTTGCATCGACTCATACCACGTCGGGTACTTCCGGAACTTGGCGTCCACTTGAACGTTCCTTCCGTTGACTACTTCCCAAGTTTTCATGATGACGTATTTTCCGTTATATTCGCCCTTCACTCCGAAAAGGTTCTTTCCATTAACGGCAAGACCACTGGTTCCGTATGCACTTTCGAGACATCCCTGCGCGATTACTAGGCTGGCGAGAATTTTATAATTTACGAATATCTTCTGCGCATCCGGGGCGATTTTCTTTATGAAGTCCGTATTTCCCATTCGAAATCACCTCCCGCTCTTTAGACTTTCTATATCGAGGCCGTCTTGTTGGATCGCGCTGATATGCGGTTCAATTACGTGGCCAAGTTCGTATCCATCTACGATTATGGAAGCGCCACCTTTCGTCTTAATCGCCTGCTCAATCGAACTAAGCGCTCGAAGCATATCCGACGATAAGCCGGAATCTCCTCCGAGGCCCGTCGTGTGGCCTGCGTCTATCATTCGCATAAGATTCGCCTGTTGCGCTTCAGTAAGCACCATTTCGTTACGCAAGGCCCGGATATCTACTTCGTGGCTCATCGGATTAGCGAATTGAGACGCTAGGCCACCGATGTGAAGTTTATTGATCTGTCCGAGGCCGATAACGCCGCCAGTGTGGTAGGCGCCCTCATTCCCTCTTCCCCGACTTACAGCTCGCTCTGTCTTCATGGTGACATCCGATGTGATTGTTGTTATTCGCTTCGAGATGTCCTTACTTAGAGCAGCGTTCATTCTATTGGCTTCTGACGTAATCTCCTCGACTCGTCCTCTTGCGGTACGAAGGTTTGCGATCTCATCGTCAATTGCTTTAACAGACTTTCGATATTCATCCGTTTTACGATCGGCTGCTGTCGTGTTGTTTTTCAGATTCGCCTTCGCATCTTGTAAGCGCCCAATCTCCTTATCGATCACTCTCACGCCTTCGCCCTTTTTGGCGTTTAATCCAACTTGACGGAGCTCAAGGTCGATCATCTTCTGATTAACGACATCTAACTGATTGATATTCTCGCGAGTCTTTTGGAGCTCTTGATTCTTAGAGCTCAAGTTTTCCATATTTGTAGAAAACTGTTCGCGTAATCTCTGTAACTTTGTTTGCTCTAAGTTGAGGTCGTTTTCAGCCATTGCCACCCGTGCTGTATCTTTAGCCTCTTTAGCTGCCGCCAATTCGCTCTCTTTATCCGCCACAACTTGCAGTTGATCCGATACTTGTTGCTCTAAATCGGATCGCTCTCTCGTCAACGCATTAACTTTTTCTTTTAATCGCGCTTCTTCGGCTATATATTTAGACATATTGGCCTCAGCTTTAGCCCTTTGGGTTTCCAGTTCCAGCCGGAGTTCCTCGGCTTTTTCTTTATTAAGACGCTTTAATGCGTCCGTGTTCTTTGCTGCGGCATTGCCTTGCTCGCTGATAGCGGCCGCAGTGTCCGGAGCTTTTGCGATAACCTTATCGTTTAAATCTAAGTAGCGATTAAATTCCTCGTTTGTCAGTCCGGATTTCTTACGCAGCTCTTCCTGTTCTTCCTTCATTCGTTTGATAGAATTGGCATCCGTCTCCGTTTTAATTCGATCATTCAAATCGAGATAGTAAACGAATTCATCGGCAGTCAGCTTCGTTTTATTTTGAAGTTTATCGAACTCTTTCGTTAAGCTGTTGATAGAGTCTATTTCCTTCTGCTTCGACTCGGCCGCCTCTAAACTAACAGTGTTCATCTGATCGTATCCCGCTTTTACTCCGACAAGTGCTCCCGCTAACAAAGAGAGCCCGGTGATTACCCATCCGGCCGGACCCATCGCAACGAACAAACCGCGTACTGCAATTCCGAGTTTCATCATGGACGACGCAACCAGCGCCACCGCTGCTGCCGCGCCCGCCATTTCGAGGCCCGTCGTGATGATCCCCGGATTCAGTTCGCTAAGGAACTCGACTACCTTCGTACCAGTTTCGACAATTTTTCGGAAAGTAGGTAAAAACTCGTTACCGATCGCGATTCCGAGGCCGTCGAGCGCAGACGTAAACTGTTCGAACGACCCTTTGAGGTTATCCATCTGCGTTTTCGCTACTTTGTCCGCAGTCCCGCCGGCTTCCTTCAGCGTCTTCGAATAATTGCGCAATCCCTTTTCTCCGACGCCCAAAAGCGTAACGAATCCGGAAGCCGCTTCAACTCCGACGAGCTGTGCCGCCGCTGCCGTTTTCTGCGCTGACGTCATCCCTTCGAACTGCTTCGAAATATGGCCGACGAGTTCCGGTATCGGCTTTAGGTTTCCGTGCGCGTCCTTAACTTCGATGCCGTACTTTTTCATCGCCTTGGCCGACTGGCCTACCGGATTCGTAAGGTGCAAGAGTGACGCACGAAGCGCCGTACCCGCCATCGATCCCTGAATACCGGCGTCTGACATTTTCGCAACGGCCGTCGCAGTGTCTTCGATTGAATATCCGAGAGAGTGCGCGACAGGGGCGACGAACTTCATTGCATCGCCTAATTGCGGCAGATCCGTATTGGCCGTCGTCATCGCTTTTACGAGTACGTCAACGGCATGCCCGGAGTCTTCCGCTTTAATGCCGAAGCCGGTCATGATGTTCGAAACGATATCCGCTGAACGTCCGAGCCCTTCGCCTGAAGCCGCAGCCAAGTTAAGCACGGCCGGCAACGATCCGACTTGCGCTTTTACGCTGAAGCCCGCCATCGCAAGGTATTGAAGACCCTCGGCCGCCTCGACTGCGGTATATTTTGTTTCGGCGCCCATCTTAGCCGCGATATTCTTCAGATCTTCGAAGTCCTGACCGGTCGCACCGCTGATCGCTTTAACTCGCGACATGGCCTCCTCGAAGTCAGCCGCTTTCTTGACGGAAACACCGATGCCGGCCACGACTGCACCTCCGACCGCAAGCGAAGCCTTTTGGATGAGGCCCATTTGCTTCGACAGATTCGCTGATGAACGGCCTATTTGATCCATATCGTTTCGAGCTTGCTGAGATCGTCGGGACCAGTCCGCCATGTCTAATACGAGACGCGCCCGGATTTCTCCGACTGTTGTTCCGGCCATCTATTTACCTCCTTTCCGAAAATTCCCCTGTAAAGCCCGTAGTTGTTCGAATTTCTCACGGTCGAATTTCACTTCAGGTCGAAGTCCTGCCGCCCGAATCAACGTATTCATGAGCTGTTTATACTCGTCGTCCTCACTTGCCCGACTATTCGTCGCGAGAAGTACGCGAATGTCCTCTATACGCCTTACCGCGCCTTGTTTCGTCTTGGCGCGTACAAATTTCGGTATGTCTACCATATAAAACTCGTTTTCTATCTGACGCTGCGTGACGCCTAAACTGATAGCCGCCTCGATTAGATAATCGTCAATCGTATATGGGTCGCCCTCTTCGTCTACTTTTCGAGTTTCGGAAGAAGGCTCTTCACGTTTTTTGCTTGCGAATCGAGACGGTTCCTTTTGACAGTCAACGTGATGTACTCGATGATTTCATCCGTACCGACTTCTTCTCGAATGTACTCGGCATCTACGCCGCTCAATAATGCTGTAATCTCGACGATCTCATCCATGCCGACCTCAACCGCGCTTACTAAATACGAGTAGAAATCCGTTTTAGGCGCGCTAAAGACTTCCAGAATGAGAAATGGAATTTTATCGAGTGTCGCGAAAAGCTGTTTCCACTTGGCAGGAGTAAGTTTCGCAACCTCGACCGGATACTTTCCGAGCTGGATCGAATCAGTCTCCTGTTTCTTTTTGAAAATGTTCATGCGAGTCCCCTTTCGTTAATTAAAAAGACACCGCCTCTCGACGATGCCTTTCGTTTGTTATTCGCTGCCGGTGCCGGAAGAGGTCCCGGCCGTTTCGTCGCCCATAATAAAAAGATCGCCTTCCCCCATCGTGTCCGGATAACCGGTAAACGTTAGGTTAGCGATCCTCTCATTATCGGAATCATACGTATATTCGATGTCAGTCGACGCACCAGCTAACGGGATCGTGAGCCAGTCATTGGCCGTCGCTTCCGGATCTGTCGGCTTAATTCGTAAAGGCTTCGCGTCCTTCAGCAAGTCATATCCGGCTTTACCGCTGACTACCAGCTTCTTTTTGTCTCCGTCAGACACGTACTTACTGTTCGGCACCGCCTTATGAATCTTTTCTAAATCATAGATCGCAAACGGTACGGTACATTCGCAAGTTCCACCCTTTGTCCGTGAGCCTACGATCGAGTCACCGTATTGGTCGACCGTTGTATCCTGCTTAGACATTTGCGCCTTAAAAACGATGCCGCCCTTCGTGATGTCAAACGTCACCATATCCTTACCCTCGCCGTATTCGACGATTGCGGGGCCGATAGGAACTTGAATCGTTTTAATTCCAGCCATCCGTTTTCCTCCTTTATTTTTGCATTAAAAAAGCGCCCGGCCGGGGCGCACTACACAATCGAAATTTAACGAGTATTGGGGACGATCATTGTCGTCGTATCCGATAAATAACGGCACCGAATTGGCCGCGCGGATAACAACGATTGAGCTATTACCGATAAACACTTCACGGAGATTCGTTAACGCTTCCTGAAGCTGATACGCTTTCTCTTCGCAGCCTGCATCGCCCCTCGCCTTTCCTCGTACGATTATTTGAAACGACGGCTGACTCTTTCCGGTCCATTGAGACGGAGGAAAGCCGCCTGTAAATCGCACATAAGTACATTCATCTGCCGCATTTCGCGGGAATCCGTTTGCGTAATAAACGCCGTCAACCCGCGACTGTATAAACGAGATTAATTCGGTTATCTTCAACGATTATCACAACTCCCTTCTCACCGCGTCTGCTACGTGATTAATATATTTCTGTGATCCACCTTTCAGCGGACGTTCCAGATATTTATTACCGACCGGATAGCCGCTAATGCCGCCGGCACTTGCCGAATTCGGTCCGAGTTTGTATTCCGCTTCGTGGGTCCATAGCGCATAGTTAAAGCCTTTATCAACGGCCCGGAACGATACTTCACCGATCAGACTATCGCGCTTTAACGTAACCTTCTTTTTCATGCCGCGACGGAGCGTAGCTTTATCGATCGGGGCGATATTTTGCGCAAGTCTAGCGAGGTCATCCGTGTTATCATGCATCGCTGTCTTTGCTGCCTGCTCAACGGCTGCCTCTCGGCTATCCAACAACGATAGAAAATCGCCAGCATCCAACGTAAAACTCATACGATTACCTCGGTCAGAATCGGCTTACCGCTGACATGCCGTTTCACATTTATTTCCTTCGGCTTACGCTCAATAGTTTCGCCCAGCTCGTTCGTGAACGCGAGTGTATCCGTATACCTGATGTCGGCTAATTTATCGACCAAGATGCGCGCCGTGGCTACGACTTCCTCGCTCTTCACAACGCCGGAAGAACGTGAATTCGCAATAGTAGATCCTTCGTCGATTCGGCACTTAATTTCGAACAGATCGACGTCCACCGGGTTTCCCCACACGTCTATATCATCTGAAGCACGAGTAACGGTCACGGTCTGACGCATCGGTATGATCGCCAATTACATCACCGTCGCTTTTACGGTCCGGCCGCTAAGTTTTACGTCGTTCTCTTCTTCGATCAGGTCGATTGTCTTTTTGGGTATGAGAGACTCATCGTCAGCTCGAAGCGTTTCCTTATACGTAAACGACCCGACGCCGGTGAGTGAGAAAGACGCGATGCCATGCTTATTCAGACGGTTCGTATCGTTATAAGCAGTCGCAAGCACATTCGTAAACTCGTAAACTGCGTCGTCAGGAATGACGTACTTACGAAACTTTCGAGCCAAGACGTCCTCGGCTACGTTTAGTATCCGTTGCTGCTTTGCGGCGTCATAGTCGTTCCAATCCTCGTTATCGATCGTCATTCGGTTGATATATTCGTTTGCAGCTTCTACGCTTAAAGCCATACACGCAACCCTCCTTATTTTCCGGAGGACTTACGTGCAGGCTTTTTCGGCGCCTTTGCCTCCGCCTTTTCCGTCTCATCGTCTGACGCAACACAGCGAATCCATCGCGGACATAATGCATTCAACTGCTTGATTTCAGCCGGTACATCGGTTTCATAAACGCCTTTGTGGTCGAAAACAATCGTCTGGTCGGTGCCTACGGAATAAAACGGAGAAGCCTTATAGACGGCCATTATTACGAGCCAGCTCCCTCTAACGCTTTAAGCCGCGCGATGATGTCGTCGTACTGCGCTTTGGTTCCGAACCCGTCCGCTCCTTTAGGTCCGGTATCGCCTTTCGGTCCTTGAGGTCCGGTATCCCCTTTATCGCCTTTTGGACCAACCGTGCCTCCTCCTTCCTGTAATTCCTGAATGATGTCACCGAGCTTTAGATCGTTGGCGACTGGCATAGATTCATTTAATCTTCGTTTCTGCTCATCTGTAATTGCCATTGTTGGCCTCCTTTCAAATTAAAAAGACGGGCCGAAGCCCGTCGATTGTCATTAAGATACAGTTGTCGAGATGTTTTCGAGAATGGCGATTTTTTCATTCGCGTTTTTGACCTTGATTCCGTATTCGCCACGGATCTGACGCGCAACAAAGTCAGCTCCCGGAACTGTGGCATCCTCGTCGTAGACAGAACGGCCATTCAGTGGGTGCAGAGAAAGAATACTACGGTCGAAAAGTGCGATTTTGTCTTTAGGGAAGTTCGGATCTACGACTACAGTCGCGACTCCGCCGCCAACCATATCAGAAACGAATGTGCTTACGCGGTGGCCTGTAGCTGCGTCCGTTCTCTCTGTTCGAATAGTATCCGTCGCCATTTTAGAAATTTGACGAGCACCCGCGGTGTTTGTAAGGATTGTATTTGCTGAACCGCCGCGCTGATATACTTTTTCCATTAATGCATTAATATCTTTCGCTTGAACCTCTGCTCCTTTCAGGTTAGCTTTAGCAGCGTCCTTCAAGTTCGCAAAGTTCAGTAAGCCGCCAGTCATACGAGGCTTGCCGTCAATTCTGCGGCCGTAGATCAACCAGTCGTTAAATTCACGCGCCATCTCTTTAAGACGTAGTTGTACTTGATAATCAAGCTCGCTCGATACATTATGTGTACGGACTGCTTGTTGAGTATTCGATACGGCCGCGTATCTTTCAATGATTTGCGTGAAGTTGTAATCTACATAACGGTCGTGGCCTTCATCGATACCGACACCAGCGCCTTCATTTTGCGGACGGGAAACGATGCGCAGCTCAGAGCCTGCCTTGATTTCCTCTTGAACTGTTCCGTCAAATCCACGGACAACAGTAAGCACATCACCGGACACATTCGTAACCTTCAGATACTCTTCGCCAAAAACAACAATGGCATCTTTACGAAACTTCTCTCCGTCATCCTCCGCCACAGTAATTTTTCCATCTTCCGCTACCGTTTTAACAGTCGCGAGGTTTGAGTTCAATCGATCAGACATCCACTCGAATTTAGTCTGATAGAGCGCCTCTCCGTTTAAGCCGATCAGACCGAGTAGTGTCGGTTCATCCTGAATAATAAGGTCAATCCCGGCGTCAAGCTGGCGTACCTGATCTTTAAAATCGTAACTAGTTAACATTTATTTTCCCCCTACTTCTTCAAAAGTGATTTCAATTTGTTTGAAAGCTCGATAACCTTCGAAAAATTCTTTTCTTTCCTTGCTTCGCTCAGTTGCGCTTCTAACGTCTTGATTTCGCCGCCGTCTCCGTCTCCTCCACTATTAGAGGGCTGGCCGATCGGTTTGAGTGTTTGTTGTTTCGCAACTAAGTACGGTTTATTGTCAACGAGCCCCTTTACAACGTCCTCCATGCCGATTACTTTTCCGTCCTCAACCTTTACCGCGGATAGGTCAGCCAGACGTAAAGCGTCGTCAATGTAGGCGATGCCGTTGCTCGTAGCAACCTTGATAAATTCGTTCGCCACTTTTTCCTGTTCAGCAGCCGCTTTTAAATCTTCGATCTGCTTTACGAAGGTGGCTTCAGCTTCGGCCTTTTCGTCGAGCTGTTTCGTAAGCTTTTCCAGCTCGGTCATTTCCGCCTCTTCGCGTTCTTTCTGGGCTTTTTCGTAATCGCTAAGTTTCGCCTTCACTTCGTCATAGTCAGCGTACTTGTTCTTAACGCGCCCCTTTTCGCGAGCAATTACAGCGTTAAATTCCTCCTGCGTCATAGTCACCGTTTGCGCTTCAGGTTTATTTTCCGGCACCTCAGCCGTAGTTTGATCGGTAACCTCGCTTGTTTGCGTTTCTTTAAGTTCTTCGCTCATACAGTCCCTCCACCGCTTAAAGCCCGTCGGCTATTGAGTGATGCAGCCGTTTCTTTTAACGTCATAACGTTCGGACAAAATAAAAAGCGCTACACGGCGCTTGATGGGTTTCTTATTGTGGAAATTACGTGCTTACACCGCGGGTGAAATATCTCCCCGGTCGCTTTGAGTTCGTCATATGTTGGGTAAATGCCGGGAGCATCGTCGGTCAGCTTAATGATTTGCCCTTCGTGGAGACGGCATAGATCCTTCGCTCCGTGTGACGAAATTTGCGCATAATATGCGCCGCGACTTACCGCCTCATTCGTATGGGCCTCCCGATAGGTTTCCATCATCTTTGTACGGACGACCATATCCGCATACACTTCCGGCTTCCATCGATTTCCCCTCGCATCAATAATGCCGGTACTCACCGAAGCTCGAAGAGACTTGCGCACCAGATCCGTTATGCTGCGCCGTCCGTTCGTCCCTTTGGTCATATTAAGCCGCATCGAATCCGAAACGGCTTTCCTGACGGCAGCCCGCGTCTTCCTATCGACGTTTTGCGTAATCGCTAATAAATCCGACTGCGTATCCGCTACAGCAGCCGCAACCATGTACTCGTTTACCTCGTTAAAAGAAACGATCTTTTCCGCGTCTGCCACCGTCTTTGCTACGTCCAGAGCGACCAGTGCTCGCGCAATGCCATCGGTGGCCGCTTTCGGAACATTCTTTTTGACCCATGCGGAAGATTTTTCGTCTAAATCGCTGAGGATCTCGCTAATAGATTTCAAGGTCGCCAACGCGTTAGCCCTTCGAAAATTATCGAGGTCAATTCGTTCAAGCTCGGTCAGGATGTCTTCTATCGCTTCCTGATAATATCCGGCAAGCCGATTCGTCTGATAGTCGTATTGATGCTCAGGAGAACGAGACATTAACTATCGTCCTCCTCTTCGATTTCCTCTTTATCCTCGTCCAAAGGGCTCTTTTCCGGTTCTTCCTTGTTGAAAATCGATCCGTCAACAAAGCCGCTCGTCGTTTTTTCGTCTTCTTCAATGCGGCGAATGATTTCGTCAGCTTTTTCGTCGTCCACATCGTCCTGCTGTTTAATGGCTCCGCGAACATCAATCGTAGGCTTACCGCCTGTGCGGATTTGCATAATCTCAGCGAGCTCTTTTTCATTCTTCGGAAGTCCGTCGCTCCAAATAGCCCGTGGATAAACCGCATTTTCAACGTCGAGGACACCGACTGCTTTTTCAAGCAACATACACGTCCAAAGGGCGTCTCTTACCGCCCGGTCATAGTGCGCACGTATCCGCTTTACCTTCGAAAGAATAGGCATGAAGCGAGCTTTGATCGCCGCGCCGTCTGTGTGAGACGTACCTGTGCCGCCTGAATTATCTCCGGAGATCGTCGTGCCGAATAACCACTGCGGCGTCTCGGCCATTTGAAAGACGTTACTAAAGAGGACGTCAAGCTCTTTGAACGCTGCGTCAAGTTGCGCCTGCCAAACCATATAGCCCGGAGTCGTATCGTCTTTAGTAACCGGAATGTACTTGCCGCCAAACTGAACTGAATCTCCGGACCCTTCTAAATCCGGGCCGTACGCAGTCGGATCGCTGTGCTTCCATAGGATGTAATCGATCTGCACCAGACGGTCATTAATTGCCGCAAGCGTCGTTTCGATCTTCTCCAATCCGCCAATGCCGAAATAGCTGTCATCGATTGACTTGTACGGAATGTGAAAGACCGGAATGTGCGGGAGGAACGTCTCTTCGTGATCTTCTTCGCGACCCGTCGAAACCTCTTCGCCTATATTAAAAATGCTGATCGGGGCGCCGCCGGAAACATCGACGCCGTTCTGATATAGTCTGTATCGCGTATAGAAGATATGGCCCGGTATATGACGCTCTACGTTTAGGAAAGGAACCTCCGTCTGCTCCGTCTCTACCCATTCGACTTGGGCTATATTGACCGCTTTGATCTGCTTAACGTTTCCTGCCGAAAACTCAGGGAAAACGCAATTTGCATTAACGTGCTCAACAACGGCCTCCATTTTCGCGTCTTCCGGAACCTCTAAGCCCATCGCGACGAGCTCGGAATAGTCTTGTCGATAACCAAACCGTACTTTAATCCACGCGTCGCCGCGATATCCGTTCGACATGGCGCTCTCGTGCAGCAGTTGATTGAGGTCGTTTTCTTCTACGTATCTGTTGAGCGCCTTTTGCTCTTCGCTGGTATCGTCCAGTCCGCTCTCAAAATGAACCGGTTCTCCTACTAGAAGATCCGCCGGCTTCGTTACCAAAATATCCGCGAGATTGATAGCGATGTAGAGCTTTTCGAGCTGTTTCGATTGTGGCGAATCTTTTAAAATGTCCGTAGCCCTTTCGTACACGTCTCGGTGCTTTCCTTCGAAGAGCTTACGCATACGCTTATACTTCGCCAACCTCTCGATTGAATCATCCGGAGGAAATTGCGCGCCTTCCCGAATGATACTGTATGTCTTTTTGACTGTGTATTCATCCGAAGGCTGGTCGTGTTTCTTTAGTAAATTGAAAAACCCCAACGCTATTCCTCCTCTCCGATAATTTCAGGTAAGTCTTCGATTTCCTTCTCGATATCTTCGTTACTGCGGGCGCCGTCGTCTGTTTCATTGGTCGTTATCTGACGATCGGTCAGTAAGCCGTGGCGACGCATGAACAAATCGATAGCCTTAACTGAAGGCTGCGGCCCTTTTATCAGCTTTAGGAGCTGCCCGTATACTTCGGACCGGTGCCCGGAAAGCATGTCGTCCGCTAATAGGTTCATGTATTCGATGAATATCGGATTTTGAAACCGCCATCGATAGAGCGTCATACGACTTACACCGATTTCTTCGGCCAGCGCGTCCTGACTTCGTTTGTTCCCGTCTTCGGGCGTGACTTCATTACTCGCAACGACTTGCGCTGCCTTACGTTGCTGAAGCGTTAGTTTTGCTTCGAGCTCTTTCATCCGCGACATTTTATCGCCTCCTTTCTTATAGCCATCCCGGCTTCTTCACCAGCCTTGTTTTCGGCCTGAATACGGATTCGAGCGCCTGCTGAAGCGCGTCGAGTGAATCAACGTAATCGCCGAAAGGATACTGCGCCATCTGATCGAGCAGCATCGTGTGCCTATCGTTCAGAATCAGCGTTTTGTTATGCAGCATCGGTTCCATCGATTGAATACGCTCATCTTTCGAAGACTTATGCGATTTCACATCGTTCACGCGGCACGTATAAAGACCTTCCTGCCGGACCCGCTCCTGAAGCTGACGATAGTATTCGTGCTGCGCGTTTATTGTTTCGACGTTGAAGGAACGATGCCGGTATTGTTTGATCTTCCGAATAATGACGTCAATGTATACGTGCGCCGGTTCCTTCGACGCGTATTCATCGAGTACGAAAATATAGCCGGTCGGTTCGTGTTTGCCGAGCGTAATAACCGAGTTATAGCAAGACCTCGCATTCTTACCCTGCGCGATATCCCACGCACCAACAATTAGAAGATCGCTGACCGGTATTTTTAATTCGTTGTACACGACGTATGCTGTTCCGTTCTCGTGGTAGTAGTGATAATAAGCGTAGTTATCCGGAAAGAAAAACTGCTCGTCTTCACTGAAAGCCAAGTTTCGGAATTCCGAATTGTATGCACGCGTTCCCATGTTTACTTTCTCGTGCATGAGCTCGCGATAGGTCCAGCGCCAAGGCCACGCCAGTTCGACGCCGTCTTCCAACGCCTCTTTATGCGCTTCGTAGAATTCGTCAGCCTCTTCGATCGTTTCTGCTCTCGCATAGACCTCGCAGTATTTGTCCCATAATTCCGGATGCGTCGGCTCACTTATGATCGCTCCGTGAAAGCTCGCCTTGAAATCCTTACGCTTCAGAACGTGGTTAAGAAGCCCGGTCGCCGAAACCATTGTCCCGACTAACACGATCGCGGTCGCCTTGGACCCGATAGGAACAACGACGGAGTTAAACCAGTGAACGAGCTTTTCACGTGCTTCCTTGGTTCCTTCGTTGTTTGTCGATGACGGGTCGTCAATTATTACGAGGTCCGGCCGAACAGCTCCGTGCCGTTTACCGCGAAGCTGCTTTCCGGAAGATGACGACTCGATAAGGATATTCGTCGTTGTAATGAACGCCTCTTCGTTATCCTTTTCGTTGCGGCTGGCCGACTCGTGCATCATAGGCCCGAAGTCTTCCCGCAGCTTTGCGTTAAACTTCATTTGCTTGTTAACCCATCCGATGAGCTTTTTCGATAGCGAATCCGTCTCTGATATGACGAGGATATATTTGCGCTTCCTATAAGCCGCCTGATGTAACGGCAAAGCGTTCGAAAACATTCCGGACTTTGAGTGGCCCCGGGCTGCTGCGATTGCAAGACGCGCATTCCTTTTTTCTTCGTTGACGTAATCGCAAAGCTCAAAAAACTCTTCGTGTATCTTCGCGATATCTTCAATGCCGTCGTGGGGCGTCCCGTCATCCGAGTTCCTTACGACATTATCCTCGTTTTCCGGGTTTAGGCCGTCGCTCAAATACTCGTAGGTGAAATATGCGATATCCACCTCGGCACGGTGAACGCGCTTCAGTTTAATTAATTCGGCCTTATTCTTCCGGAACATATCGATATGGTAGTCGGTGGCTTTTTTCGCTTTAATGAGGGCCGCTAATCGGCGCACACTCTCGATCAATAAGTCGATACGCTCCCGCCGCTCTTCACGATCCAACCATTTTCCGTTAATATACGCCAAATTATCGCCCTCCTTTCGCTTGACTTTCGTTATTATTTTCGTTAATATGAATTTAACATATTGAGAACGGAGTGAAATTCGAATGAACGAAGTCCAACCGATTAGAGAAAAACGCCAAATAAACGCAATAAAAAAGGCCCTTCGTGGGCGTGATCTGCTTTTATTTACGATCGGCATTAATTCCGGCCTACGCATTTCCGATATACTTGCGCTCAAAGTCGGCGATGTACGCGGAAAGGACTTCGTTGCGATTACGGAAGGGAAAACGAAGAAGTCAAAACGTTTCTTCTTCAATGCCGCTATCAAGAAAGCCATCGCCGACCTGATTCCGACCGAAGCAAACGACGACGACTGGCTTTTCCCCTCTCGGAAAGGTTCGAAAGCTATTACCCGCGTCCGTGCTTACGGGATTCTTAACGAAGCTATTGAGCGCGCTGGCCTTTCGGAGAAGCTCGGCACAATTGGCTGCCACTCATTACGTAAGACTTTCGGCTATCACGCGTACAAGAACGGCACAGATCTTACGCTACTTCAATCGATTTTCAACCACTCGAAGCAGTCGGTCACGTTGAGATATATCGGAATCAATCAGGACCGGATCGACGAAGTATATGCGAATGTTAATCTATAAGACGACGGGCGCCCCAACGTTTGAGCCTCAGCCAACGTAGGTGTGCCCGTCTTTTTTCGTATACGCCGGCTGCAGCTCCAACTTCTTCCTGCCGTTTCCGTATTTCGGCTCCATACCGCAGCAGACACATCGACTTGCAATCGCATACTTCGAAATGGCGCGAACAATTGGATGGGGCGCAGTGGGATTCCGTTTGCTTATTCGTCATAGCTTCGTCCACCACCGTGTTTCGCCTGCTCCTCGCGCAATTCAGCTAGCGCCTGTGTCGCCGCCTTTGCTTCGCGCTGTAGCGCTTTGAGGCCGGTTATAGCTTCGGATACCTCTATGGCTACTTTTACGCTAACGTCGCCTGTTGCGTAGATATTTCCGGTTTTAGATTCTAGGCTGAAATTCGGATTATGATACCCGAGGATAACTCCGTTCCTGTTATTCATTCCTGTTGATTCGCGTTTGTCCGCCATTCACATCGTCTCCTTTTCGTTATTTATTCGTTTTTAAAATCGCGCGTGGCTTCCCGACAGCGCTAACTATGCCGTCAGCAACCAACCGCCTCATAAACACTTCCGCCCGTCCGTGCGCTATACGAAATCGCCGTTTTATCGTAGACACCGACATAATGCCGTCGTTCAAAGGATCGGACAGCACCCAATCGCGCACTGTTTCGTAAGTTAGTTCGCTCATTCTAAAGCCTCCTTTTCGTTTTATTTACGCAAGCACAAAAAGACCTCCGCCGTAGGGTGCGGAAGCCTCGTTCTGATTGCGGTTAATTGTCGATTACTTTTTCGTAAGTCTTTTCGAAAATGTCCGGCTTGCACGGGTAAAGTTCGCCCTTAATGCCGCGAATAATGTAATCGCCAACTTGCGCGGTCATATCTCCCTCTAAAGTCTGAATCGTTAAAGTCGGATATTCACTCTGGTAACTGTATACGATCGTCCTTCCGCCGGCCAAGTTCGAAATATCAGCGATTGAATGCGCCGTATCCTCGAATTTTACCGCTTCTATTTCAACCGGCTTTTTACGATATTTCGCCACCCTTTCGTCCTCCCTTCGAAATCACACGAAATTAGCGTTTCTTGCGTTTACCCTACCGAATACCCTCCGTCTGGATTAAAACGGCTGTGGCGTACTTATTTCGTGGTAGAATCGTTATGTTAAGCCGCCATAATAACAAGCCTCGTAATATTCGTCCCAACACCGCTTGCACATATGACGATCGTTAATATCATCGTATTCTACTTCGCAATCTTTTTCGCAAACGTCGCATTTATGGGGCAACGCCTACACCTCCGTTTAGCGTCGAATATTCAACGGAAATCGGCGTCGAGCTGATCGGCTTATTTGGGACATTCACTATCGGTCCGACAATTTCGTCTTTCAAAATAGCGTATAGAACGCCTTCGCCTGTAAGAGCGATTTTCTTCTCCATTTCCGTGATCGCCTCCGTTTAATTGACGCCCCGAGTTCGAAAAATTGTGCGCAAGTTCCGGACAGCAGTTGCGCCGGTATTTTTGGGGGCGGTTGGGGGACCGGCGTTTCCGCGATTCTTCGTTTGGGTCATTGTATATTAAATACACATTTATGAATAACGAATTTAACAGAAGTAAATTGAGTTACATTCGAATCAATAGACAAACGTTGATATGATAGCGTTCGTCATCGTTTACTTATCGCAATTAAACGTATGTTGTTTATGCATTCGAGAACCCACACCACACCTGCACCCTGCCGTATGCTATGTGCCGTATGCTATGTATAGGATCGTGCATATTGCGCTGGTCATTCGGTTTGACCCCGTGAGTTTCGGAAGGGCTCATCCTCCGGCATTGGCTCGTTGCTGCTCGCCTCATCACGCACCGCAACCGGACGCCTCTCCGCCGCCTTCCTTCCTATATAACTATACGTATGCCTATACGATGTTACATATAGCGTATGTGTGCCGGCCATATCCCGCCTGCCTATCGCTAGGTTATACGGTATGTTACGTCCTTCTATTACGTATAGACAGCTAAGGCGGTAAAAGTCACTATATAACGCTTTGTTAACGGTATTTATTTCGTTAGATTAACGCTCTATTAACGGATGTCTTCCGCTTGTACTTAAACATAGCGCTAATTCCGGTCACTTCGTTCCCTACATACGCGCAGATATTAATAGATATATTGATTGCGTTAACCCCGGACGAAGGCGGAGCCGTAGTTCCGGAGGCTTGTGACTCACAAGACTAAGAAGTGATTGGCGGCCTAAAACGGCTGTATCCCTTGCGGCTCTAAGTACGAAACCACTTTTCGGTTGTGCGAATAAAGTCGTGTTTTTGCCCGATTTGTGCGAATAAAGTCGTGTTCATTATCATTTAGGTTATCGTAATTGAGAATCGCAGGATAAACGAACCCACGAAAAAAGACGCCAACTATTCGTCAGCGCCTCAGCGTCAGTATTTTCCCCGTCAGAAACAATCCAACGACCGCCTTCCGTTTCAGCATCGCCAGATACATCCGCCTCGCCCAGCTCTCCTCGTGCTGCAGCGCTATCGCAACCGCCTTCCCTACGTTTGGATGTTCGACTATGCGCTTAATCAGCGTCAACTTTTCGCGCACTGTTTTACGGCAGCCCGGCTTGAATTCGTTTTGTATGCAGCCGTTAACCGCGATATAACATTTCCGCCGCGCCAGATCTACCGCAACTTTCTCGCTGTATAAGCCCCATCGTTTTGCGTACCGTTCAAGCGTATCGCTATCGATGTACGAATCGAATAGTTCCGGATTATATTCGCGCATCAAACTGGCGTCATTGATCTGCCGGTAATGGTACAACGGCTTATCGATATAGTAGGCCGTCCGACAATACGTAAACGCGTCCATGTTGAACAGCCAATCTTCGCCGAGGTACTTGCCGTCAGGAAACGTTATGTTATGCGTATCGAGCATGCTTCTGCGGATTACTTTGCCGACGCCGCCGTACGATCCGTTGTATAAGAAGTCCGTTAATATAGTCGCTTTAATTTCGGCCCGTCCGATCGGCTCATTCGCTTTTGCGCTATAACTTTTCGTGTAGCTTTTCGACGCGTCTTCGTAATCCCAGCGCATGTCCGTAAACACAATATCGGCGTTGTTTTCGCGGGCAGCTTCGTACATAATCGCGTAAGCTTCCAGCTCGACCCAGTCGTCCGAGTCGATAAACGCTACGTATTCGCCTTTCGCCTGCTTCATCGCTGTATTGCGCGCCGTTCCCGGCCCTTGATTCGCCTGATAGATCGGTTTGACTCGTTCATCTATCGTGGAATAGTACCGCAGAATATTGCGCGTCGCATCAGTCGAGCCGTCATCTACGACCAAAACCTCGATATTTTTAAGCGTCTGTCCGAGTACGCTGTCAATGCAATCGCAAAGATACTTTTCGCCATTGTATACCGGTATAATAACGCTCATTTTCGGATTCATTTATAACCGTCCTTTCGGTTCGGGAATTCCCGAACTATTTTCGATAGGATAATTATACCAACGCGCGCTCGAATTTCAAGACAAAAAAAGACGCCGATTTATTCAGCGTCCTCTTCCGTGGCTTCTTCAATTTCGAATAGCTCATCGACTTCTACGCCGAGCGCCTTCGCAATCGAAAAAACATGCCAGTCTTCGTGGCGACTATTCTTATCAAATCGCGATATCGAACCTTGCGGCACGCCTGATGCTTCGGATAGCCTTACCTGCGTCCACCCTTTCGTCTTCATAACGGCGTTTAAACGCGGCGTTGCGTTTAGTTTCATTTCGACCACCTCTGCGACCATTATACGATATCGAATAAATTTCTGCAAATTCGTTGACATACGTTATCGTATATCGTATATTTAGGATGACGAAGGGCCCTCGTTAATAAAATCCGAGAGGGGTAACGAAATGATTAATGATTCACGAAAACTGAATAAGGCGATTAAAGAACGAAACGGAGGCGCAGCCCCACCGACCAAAGCAAAGCTGCACCGTCCGAATCGAACGAAGCACTTCCAGTATATCACAGCGTTTATTCTATGCGCAATGTTATTCGCATCCACTTCAGCCACCGCGCAAGCCACCGACGCTTACCGCAACTTTGCCGAACTCCAAGCCAACGAACCCGAGACGAACTACAACATTTTCGCAATCGACCGCACCACGCCCGTTCTAATATTAGCGCCACACGGCGGCAGTATTGAAGGCGGAACTAGCGAACTTGCTCGCGAACTCAGTACCGACTATTCTACGTATCTATTCGAATCTCTTAAGACGCCGAACGGCTTCGACCTCCACATCACGAGTACCCATTTCGACGAACCAACTGCGCTTGCCTTAGTTGCGCGACACCATCGCGCTATATCGCTCCACGGATACAGCGAAAGCGCCGAGCATATTATCGTAGGTGGCACCGATCCGGTCCGCGGACAGACGTTAGTAGATCGCATGAATGCTGCCGGCTTTAGTGCCGAACTCGTAGGCGCAGGACATCGATTCGCAGGCGCAAGTAGCGCGAACATAGCGAATAAGTGCATAACCGGCGAAAGCTTACAGATCGAGCTCAGTACCGGATTGCGTAAAAGCATGTTCGGTAAGTTCTCGCTTAACGGACGCGCCGGAACCGAAACCGAGACGTTCTATAAGTTTGCCGGGCTGCTGTCGGAGTTCATTAACGAAAACTATAACGTTGGAGGTAACGAATAATGATGCGATATACGTTGGAAGCTGAAAAGTACGATGTGCGTTGGGACGGAACTGAGGCGGCTATGACTACACAAGGAATTAATCGCGCAATATACGAGGCGGCTGAGGCCGGTTATTCTGAAGTAGAAATCCCTAAGGGAAAGTACCTTATCGACGCAGTAAACCGTATTGCAGTTAACCCGGAAGAAGGAGCCGGGATACGTGTACCGTCACATATGGCCCTAATATTGCATCCAAAAGCAGAACTTATTGTAGAACCAAACAGTTCTTACGGATATTCCTGTATCTACATTGGAGAGGTCGAAGAGGTGACGATAAAAGGCGGTAAGATACGCGGCGAACGTTATCAGCACGACTTTACCGGGCACGGGAACCTAAAAAAGAAGGAAACTCATGAATGGGGCTATGGCATAAACGTACATGGTGCTAAAGATGTCGTAATTGAAGGTGTTGACATAGCTGAGTGTACAGGCGATTGTATTATGGTGAACGCGCAAGGCATGTTAAACGTTCCTTGGACGACTTACCGGCCTGCCCGCAATGTTACGATTGAGCGTTGTAAATTAGACGGCGCTCGTCGAAACAATATATCGGTCACTGGCGGCGAGGATGTGAAAATCGATAAAAACGTAATAACCAACGCTGGCATAAATGATGGCTGCAAGCCTATGTTCGGCATTGATATCGAGGGTTACGGTGAAGGCGATATCGACTACGAAGAGCCTCGCAATGTGAGGATAACGAATAACACTTTCAAAGGAAATAGATTGCAGTCCGTTTGTAATTTCAGCGGATACGAGGTCGTTATTTCTGGAAACTATTCGGATAACTCGATCTCTTACGGATTCGGAACTGACACCACTATCTCGAATAATACGTTTGTACGTACGGACAAGAAATATACCGCAATTACGAGCCTCGGTGTGTCGGCTGGCTTTACCGGAAATAACACGACAATCACCGGAAATACGATAAAAGGCTTCAGCAGCGGCATTGACGTTCGCGGAGCAGACGTTTCAGTATCCGGAAATACAATTTCGGAGCTTAGCGCTGACGGCACCGCATTGTCCACCTTCGAAGCCAAGAACGTTAAGTTTTCGGATAACATCGTAAATCACTGTCCGGGTAAATTATGTAGCGCGCGTAACTCAAAAGACATAACGTTCGAAGGTAACGATCTCCACGATTCGGATATTGCTGCGATAGAGATTGCCGACTCTGTTAACGTTAAAGCGAAATCGAACGACATTAAGCGCAGTAAGCAAGGCGTCGTGGTTACGCGGTCTTCGGCGAAACTGGTAGATAACGATATTGATCTTACCGACTACTCTGGCGCAACAGGATACGCTATATCTTTCGATAAGGGAAGCGACGTGGATATCGAATACAGCCGTATACCAAAACCGGCAAACATGGCTATTTACGGAGAAAGCGCTGAGGGGCGAACCGTTCGTATTAAGAATAACGACATCACTGACGCGAAATGTTTGATCCCGATTTACGTCGTCGGCGGTAAAAAACCTGAAATATCCGGAAATGACATAACGTTTAATCGGAAGGCTTCCGGCGGTTACGGAATTCAAACGAAAAACACTGACGGTGCGCTCGTGAAGGAAAACGTTGTGTATTCGACCAACTCCTTCGCGTTGTACAATCCGATTAAGACCTCCGAGTCTATTAATTCGCGAGTCATCGGGAATAAGATAGCCGGCACCCTATCGCTCAACGAAACCGACACAGAATATCAAAATATTCCGATTTAATCGTTGACTTACGTTATACGATATCGTATAATGGAATTATAGAAAGGAGGGAAAAACGATTGAACGCGGAAACGGTACTAATCATAACGGCGATAGTAAACTTCGTCATTGCAGTAACGAATCTGGCAACCGCCTGCGTTAACGCAAAAAACGCTAATCGCAAAAACGACTAGCGCCAGAACATTGATACGGGGTTGATTGGAGAGTCCGCCCCGTGTCTCTTATAGTACCGTAACCATAACGCAAACACAAGGAGGCGAGCGCGCCATGTTAACGGTATTAACCATCGGCATTACGGCGGCGGCCCTGATCGTAGCAATCGCGGGTCTTGTCGTAGCACTAAAACGGAGGCGATAACGGTATGGAACAGCTTATGATTCGTAAAGTATGGCCGGATGTACCGGCATTAACGCCGCAGCAGGAAGCGCAGATCCTCGAATTATACGTGCGCCCCGCCGCCAATTTCGGTCGATGCGGGCGCGCTTACCAAATCGGGATTAATACGCTAATGCAATACTTCGGATATCGTATCGAAAAGGAAACGGAGAGTCAGAACGATGATTGAATACACTTGCCACGATTGCAATTACGCAAAGTTAGATATCGAAATCAAGCCGGACGCGTACTGCCCTACGTGTGGTACGCGGCTGGAAGTCGAGGAGGAAATCGTATGAAACGTTTAGTTAAATCGCTCGTAATCACCGCCACCCTATTAACCGGCACTATTGCGCTGGCTCCGCAGGCTGACGCGGCATGGTCGGGATGGCAGACGGAGAAGTTCGGGCATAAGGCACGGGTATATACGGACGCAACTACGTACAGCAGTAGCGCAAGCACGGTCGATTGGAAAGCCGAGAAGAAAGGCGGCTCAACGCTGTATTACACGGCTGGCGTTTATAAAAAGCGCAGCGGTGGCGGGCTGACTGATACGAATTTAGTACAGCGCGGAAGCTTCAAAACGGCAACGCCTCTGAAGTCGTTTAGTGCGAAGTCGATCCGCAGCAAGACCGGCAAAGGAACATACGTTATTCAGATCGACTGCTATTCGGATTCAGGCAAGCGCAAATACATCGGCACGTTTGAGTCAGCGAAATTCAACGTTAAATAATGAACGAAATAAGCCGTTTCGAGCTTTCGGATACCTATCGTACCTGAAGGCGTCTGAGACGGCTCTCTCGTTGTAATTTCGTGGTATAATCGTTCTATACAACGATGTAGGACACGGAGGTACAGCGAAAATGGAGGAAAAATACGAGACTAACGGCATTGATACGTCGATCACTTACGAATACAAGGAATTTCCGGACAAGCGCGCAGGACGATGTGATAACTGCGACTATACGCTGTTCAAAAGCTCGGTGAAGAGCGGGAAGTTTCTTCGGGAGTGCCGGCGGTGTGGAATGAAAAAGAATATTTAAAATAACGCAATAAGGAGCTACACGAATGGACGATAAACAGTACGCCCGCATTGCGCTTACAAACGGGCAAATTGCGAGCTTTGAATTACCTACGAAGCTAAACAGCCGTGACATAGCGATCTTAAAATCGCAGATCGAAGTCCTTGAATTACAAACGGAGGATGACGAAGAAAAGACGCCCGTATAAGGCGTCCTTTTTTGTTTTATGCTCCGCGTACTGGACCTGCGCCTCTGATAATGCTTTCTAACGGACTAGCTCCTCGTGGCATTCCCATTCGCCTCACCTCCGATATAGTAAAATTATACCTTCTTAACGTTGAACATCGCAATCAACGTTTTGTCCGGTGTCTTGGATTGTCGATAGAATACGTTAGGATTAAACGTGTAGCGCTCCGGCTCGCTTCCGACTTTAATCCGCGCAACAACGTACTCTCCGTCGAATTTCATCTGCTTTAGGCGCCGTCCGAGCGTATCCGAAGTAACACCGATCGCCGACGCAAGCTCCTTCTTATTGAACCAGCGGATACGCTTCGGATTCTTTTCGAAAGGATTTGCGCACAAAGCGTTTGTTTCGTAGTGAATAAACGGCAGCATACGATAGATCAGGCCGATGTCAGTCGCCTTCACTTCGCTGTACACACGTTTAATCTTCGCGCTGTATAGCTTGACGACTTGCTGGCTACCGAAATTACCTTTGAAGTGGTAGCGGTCATTTACGCTGTAGCGGCCGCCCTCTTCCCGGATAATATCGTGCTCGGTACAAGCGGAAAGGAAGTCGTAAAAGGTCCGGGGTTTTTTACCGAGCTGCAAAACGTCCATCATGTCCGCAGTGGTCATCGGCGTTTTATTGCGGCTGGATTTTATAAGGACACCGTTATAATCGACGTAGCACTGAAGCAGCATCAGATAGCCGCACTGTGCCGTCGTAAGAGCGTCATAGACTTCGTGAATATTAGACATATTGGCGTTTGAGAAATCGCGCCGATCGGCTGTTTTTTCTTGCTGCTGACGAAAGGCTGCGTCTTGGTTGCGGTGCCGCAGCGTGTACATTTCCGACCAGTCTTCGCCTGTCTCCGTATTAATAACTCGTAATCTCTTCATTATACCGTCTCCTTTTCGCAAAAATAAAAGAGCGCTGAACGGGCGCCCTCACAACGTATAGACAACTAACGCGGTAAAATACGGGTATTAGTGATAAACTTTTTCGCCGGTTGCGATATTTACGGTGAATTGGCCGGGAGTATACCTTCTCTCCATAATCACCTCCCCTTGCGGCGTTTTGCCAACGGCGACTAGATACCCTTTCGTAAAAGAATTGTAGGCTTTCCTTCGCTCTTCATTCCGTGCCTTGGCGCGCTTATCCAGTAATTTATTTTCGTATGAAGAACGTGGCCTGCGGATCGGCCGACCTTTATAAGATCCGGTTTGGTCGTATTCCTCCGCCAATTTATCCGAAGCCTCTCGTTTATATCGCTCTTCTAACTGGGTTTCGCTCATGATCGGGTACTCTTCGCGCGTGACCTTATCCGGATGCGAATCGGATAGCTCTTCATAGAGTACGAGATTAGCCATTCGCTCAAGCGCTGAGGGCTCCGGGTGATCTCCGGTAGAGTCGAAGTAAGCGTCTGACAGGGACGTTATTGCCTCAATTCGCTCCTGCCGAGACATCTTACCGGCCTTAGTTCGTGCGTACATTTCCGTAATCGTTTCGTCCAAAATCGTTTTATCCATCAATCCGTCCCCCTTGTCGTATATCCTTCGCTGTGACCGGCCCAATAGTAATAAATGTCCGCAATCTTTTCGGCGGCCCTCGATATATAAGCCTCTACGTTTTGTTTAGCGATACCCATCCGTTCGCCCGCCTCAGCCTGCGTTAGTCCGCCGAAGTAAACGAGCTCAATCGCCTGCCGTTGCCGATCTGTTAAGCTGGCGAGCTCAATCGCTTTATGAATGTCGATTAGCACTTCTACGGCCGCATAGTCGCCGCATCGCTTCCGGCTGACGAACTTCTGATAATCGACGAGCAATAGCTTGACGCCTTCTGCGTTATCGAGCGCATATGCGGCGTTAAACTCGCGATCCTTTCGGTGTAGATCGATTTTGACCGTTCCCATACGTAAAACCTCCTTCTCGCTCTAGTAATCGCGCTATCTATCGAAATAATTGCGAACGATTTCGTCCTGCCAATCGAAATCAAACGAGCTCACCATACGACCATTCCATTCGATCTCATCGCCGGCGCCTAACGTTAGTTCATTCCATCGATAAGGCGCCTCCGGAAAAGTGGCTGCGGCATCCCTTAAGCCGTCACACTGACCGTTGCCGTGTGAGAAGAAGAATGCCTCGTTTCCTTTATCGATTCCGTGCCAGCTCGGTAAATGCGGGTATAGATTTTCGCGCATAAGATTATCGTCAGTAAAATCGTCAACAAGTTCGTCAAGTTGCGTTAGCCCCTCGCCCGACGCATCTGTTGACTTTCCTTTCGCATCCCATCCAATATCTGTTACTTGCGCAAAATAAGCAGGCGGCTGACCTTCGAGAAATTTTGCGTTATATTCTGTTATGTCGGTGTCACCGCCTCTTCTGAAATTTGAGCTCCATTTCGTAGTTGCCGGCGGTATTAACTCCGTTCTAGGCGGTGCTTTCCGCAGTATTAATATCTGCGTAGGAATCGTAGTACCTACGTGTTGGAACGTTTCTCCCGGAAGTAAAATAGTCGCGACCTGCCAGCATGTTTCGTGCATGAGCTTTCGAAGCTTGGATGCGTAGCTAGCGAAGGAGATGCCTAACGGAAGTACAAACGCAATATAACCGCCGGGCTTAACCGCTTTGATAGCGAGTTCGATAAAAGCAACCTCCGACTTGCCTCCGTATTCTCCCTTCTTTTTAGTAATTGACCGCCATTCCGCGTCTTCTTGCGGCTCAAACTTAACGCTTACTCCGTATGGCGGGTTGCCGATTACTAGGTCGTAATAATCTCGGCGGCCGTGTACTAGCGCATTCCCTTCGATAATTTCAGCGTCTGGATATAATAGTGATGTTACTTTCGCGCTTGTACCATCGAGTTCTAACGCTGTGATGTCAGCGGCCTTCGGCGCATGTTCGAGAAACACACCAGCACCAACGGAAGGCTCTAAAACCTTCGGAGTCTCCGGCAACCGCGGCTTTAATACGTCCCATACGAACTTTGCGACGTGAGTAGGCGTGAAAAAGGCCCCACCGCTAAAAGCATTCGGCAGTAACCCGCCTGCCGACGTATAATTTTGCCGTAAGAATTCGATATCTTCTTCAGTTATTTGACCGCGATCCTTCGCGATGATTTCCATCGACTTAACGTTTCCTTCCCAGCGTTTGCGATCAGCTTTCCCTATAGAAATCGTCCCCTTTTCGTTTGACTTTCGTCCCAAAAGCGAATATAATTTCCGTATAATGTATAATCGAGGTGAATTGCGTGGTTATTAATTGGATTTCAGCGCAAAGTAATGACGCTTACATAACGCTTGATAAACAACGAAGAATATACGTTTCGTCCGGCGCGCGTAAGATCATCGGCCTGCCCGACAAAGCACCGTTTTACCTGACGATCGGCTACGATGACGAAGCGAATCGCCTTGTTTGCGCAAAGCCTGAAAGCGTAAAGGCCGATGCGACTCCGTTCAAATTCGATAAGCGTTCGTATAATAAAGCCGCAAGCAAAGTAATTAAGGCGGCCGGCTTCAAAGACGAGGACCTTCCGCTACGCTTTCAGATGATTGGCGAAGATGAAGCCGCGAAGCAGCCGTATATGGCGTACCCTTCCGGCGTTTATGCTTTCGATTTAAGCTCGGCCAAGTAACTCGGCAGCCAGCGCATCCAATTTCGCGTAAAGCTGCTCGTACGTCCCATCGTTGACAATTTCGTAATCAACTTCGAAAGTTTGCAGCGCTTTTTCAGTCGGATGATCGAGCGCTGCTAAATCGAAATCGTCGCCGGCCTTTCGTGCACGTTCGATTCGTAGTTCAGCCGGCGCTGTGATGCGGACGATAGTAAACCCTTCGGCGCGCAGCCGGTCATATTCGTTCTGCTGCCGAACGTCTTCGATCAGTACGCGATTCTTCAGGGACGGTGCTAAGCCGCAATCACATTTGCGAGAGAAGAGCGCCGTATATGCGTCAACTTTCGCCATGCATGCGTCTATCCAGACGTTCTCTCCGAGTATCTTCCGCGCCGCCTGACCGAATTCTTGATAATACGCGCGTGGCTTCGGATTTTCAGGCACGGAAGGGAATGCGCGATGGAAAGCCGCTTTTAATTCGTCACTGAAGGCGAACGTTTGGAAATCGTAATACGTCGATAGATAACCGGCGGCCTGCGACTTGCCTGCGCGTAACGGTGCGGTCAGGGCAAGCTTCATGGGCGCTCCTCCTCCTCCGACTCTTCGAAATCTTCGTAATAAATGTAAGTTCTAAGGCAAATATCCTCTCCGTAATAGATTACGTAATCTACATCGTTCACTGTTGCGCCTCCTTCATCGCTTTTGAATACGCAATATATCCTTCACAGAAATCCGCGAAGGAAGTTCCGGTCGGTTGCTGTGTATTCCCGTCCTGCTTCAACCGCGATAACTCTTCGCCGAGCGTCCGTTTGTCTTTATACAGCGTGTCGATTTCGTCTCTGTGACGGTCATTCACACGCTCATGGCGTTCAACCGTTGTTTCAAGGTCGCTCACCTTACGCTTCATTTCCGCAACCTCTCGCGCTAAACTGGCGATAACGTCGATTGGGTCGGCTGGCTTCGGTTCCTCTTCGGCGGCTTCGACCGGGACGAGTACGCGATAATATCCGTGAGAGAATCCGCAAACAGAACATCCATCGGAATCTTCGTAACCAGATACGTCAATCATACTGACGCCTACTGAGGTAACTTCGGTTACTACTCCGTCAGATTCACCGCAGTCTTTATCCGCATGCACAACCTTCTCGCCAACTTCCGCCTTCCTATCGATCATTTCGTAGCGCTCGCCGTCAATGTGGACGATGTCGGTCTGTTCGAGTACGTGGTATTCTTCGTGATAGATAAGCCCGCTACAGTTATAATCGACTGAGATAGCTTCGTCACTTTCTACGTACTCTTCTTCCGAGTGAAAGTCACGATCTACCGTAAGAATATCTCCGTTGTTGTACACGTCCTCCGGAAACTTTGTACATACGATAACAATGCTTTCGCCCTCTATCGCCTTTCGATCGACCTCTACGTATTCGCGTTTGATGCCGCCAAGTGTTTCGTCAGCCAGTACGTGAATCTTAGCGTTAGTTTCCGCCATTTATTCCGCCTCCTTGTTTTCAAATTCTACTACTGCATAATCAAGGTAGTTAAGAAAGTCCCCGTACGGACCGACGTATTCAATCCGTTTTACATCCACGTTTAGTCCTTTCTTACGAATGTAATCGTTTATCGCGTTCTGTATCTCCGCCTGACTTAACTTTAATTCCATCCGATCGCCCTCCATAAATGACGTCATTTCTAACGTTAATTAAAGCCGCCTTACAACACTTCGTTTTATAACTTTGCGGACTGATTCCCACTCTCTTTGTCTCGGTAAAGCTTTCATTTCCGCACTCCACGCATTCGAAACGAACGATAGGTCCGAAGCATTCTAGAGTATCTGTAGGGCTGACGTTATGCTTTCGCAACTCATTCTCAAACGTAGGATCTCCATCCCGATACGGCTTCTCTAGCTCGAAAAGAGCGTAATGTATCAGTTCGTGCTTCAGAGTATCAATAGCGGCCTCTTTACCCCCATAATCTAGTAAGATACCACTAAGCTCTATACAATCAGACTCCCTGCCTCTATGAATAAACTGACCTAACGTTCTTTTAAGCCTATTGTTTCTTCGTACAGGGATTCGCAGATCTATTCCGTAGTTTACTGAGAGAAATCGGCGAGCTTCTTCCGTCATTTCCTCGATAGTTACTACCACTACACGGACTCCCTCCCGTTAATTTATTACGCGAACCTGTACCGACTGCCGCCCGAACTGTACCGCGTCGGCTTCTCGCGCAACTAATACGTCAATCTTGGCGCCTTTAATCGCGCCGCCCGTGTCCTGCGCCTCGGCTTCGAACGTCGTGCCGTCTGCCTGCCGCACCTCAACCGTTGAGCCTAACGCAATCACTGACGGATCGACCGCTATAATACGCTTGCCTGCGTGATAGATCGTATGTCTAACGTCGAGGCCGGTCGCTGTTGTTCCGGTACACCCTTCCGCACAATAAGCCGTATACGCGGTCGCTTCGAACGTTTGCCAGCCGGATGTTTGTGCGTGCTTATGCGAAGGCTTCTCGCGCTTTTCATCAGACCGCGCCTTAACTTCGTCTTTTACGGAAGCAAGTTCGGATTCGAGCGTCTTTATCTTCGCATCCTTGGCCGCCAATTCAGCGTCCTTGCCTTCGATAACGGCTTCCGCTTCTTGGAGCGCGGATTCTTCCTCGGTGATGCGAGGCGGGTCAGGCGGTGGCGGCTCCGGTGGCTTGGCGGTTGGATTCGTAAGTAATTGCGTTGACATCGCTAGATTCGTTAGTATACCGATGCTTACACCTCCTCAAAAAACTGCGAAGTCCACGGCTCCACGGCGACCACTTCGCGTCTTAACGCTTCGGCTAATTCGGTAATTTCCTTTTGCGCTCCTTTTCCGGGCTTCCGTTTAGAATAGAACGAAAGCAACGCGGTCAGATTCGCAGTCATCACGAGATTCGTTGCGGCTGCGTTCGGTAGGACGGCGCGGGCATCTTCTGCGGGCACCCCTTGCGATCTTAACGCATCGTAATCCTCCTGATGCGATCTCATTGCCGCTCGGAAAAGCGCTTCTTTAACAGTCGATCCTTTGACACTGTCCGGAACCACGTAATCGAACCCGCCCGATCTGTCATCGCTTCCCATCCGCACATACCGCTGTGACTGGACGCTGAAGCTAAAACCAACGCGATGCCGTGTAAGCTGCGCCAATAACGCCCGGCTGACGCCTTCGATCGCAAAGGTGAACGAGATATGCTCCAACGTCGACGTGTGTTTGGATGCGAAGATGTGCCGGAAAAGCCGGTCGGCGTCCGTGCCTGCGCCGCCATCTGACGCTTTGGAGCCGAAATACTTGGCGCCTTCCTTTGCGACGATTTCGGTCGGCTTATTGGCGCTATAGCACGTTCTGATTGCGGTTAGGGCGACCGCTTGGCCTTCGGATATCTCCTTCATTATCACCTTGTCGAAAATTTCTTCGCAATCTTGGCGCAATTCTTTCCAAAAATGCGGACTCAACTGCGTATGTGCGATTAGCTGTACGTTCATTTTGGTTTCCGCCATTTATTCGTCCTCCTCTACGTAATGTAACGGGTTATATCCAGACCATGTATCGCCTAAAGCTGCGGATACTTTTGCGACTGTTTCCGGATCAAGGTCGACTTTTTTGATATCACCTTCTTCGATTTCGCCGTAAACTTCGCTGTGCTTACCTAGTACCGCTCCGAAGTAGACTTCTTTTCCGATTAATTCAGCAACTTCCTCTTCTCTCGCAACAAAAAGCCCTCCTACTTCTCCGTAACCGAAGCCCCAACCGAATTTCCATAAGTATTTTTTGTTCATATTGCACCATCCTCCAATCGTTTTAACGCTCCGCCGTTTTCGCAAATAGTTCGTTAATCAATAATCTACGAGCTTTCTCTTTCGTAGTTATTCGGAACGTGCAGTCATCTCTTCCGTACATTTCGCAATAAACAACGTAATCGCGTAATAGGTCGTTCATATACTCGATGTCGCCGCATCCGTACAACTTACCGTTCAGAAAGCACGCATATATTTGCGTCATCTAAGATTCTTCCTTCGGCAAATCAAATGTTAGTCCGCTGGATTTTAAATGCGTTTCTTCCTTCTTCGCAGTAACCCCGCTACTCCCGAAGCCGCCCGCACCACGATCGCTATCGCCGAGCGTATCAACCTCCGTAAACACCGCTTGTTCGACCGGCTTGATTACGGCTTGTGCGATGCGATCACCTTTGCGGATGATGTACGTCTTATACGCAACTTCATCTTGTTCGACGTAATCACCCCATCGCTTACAGTACCGTGCATGCTTTGCTGTTTCCGTCGTAGTTCCGTCAATATGTTCGTACTTTGTCCAGTTGTCTAAGTTGATTGCCGATGATCTCTCGGCGATATTGTCGACAATCACTCCGACCTCGCCCCTATAGCCTGCGTCAATTGTACCGAGCTGCACGCGCAAAGGCGTCTTCAGCGTAATGCCCGAGCGCGGTCGAATCTGCATTTCAAAGCCTTCCGGAATCTCAAACGCTAAGCCCGTCGGCACACACGCCGTCTCGCCTGGCTCGATAATTACGTCCTCTGCCGCGACCAGATCAAAGCCGGCGTCCGTTGCGTGCGCATAAGCCGGAATCTGTGCGTCCGGTGATAATCGTTTTATATTTACGTTCATCTCGTTTCCTCCTTCGTTAATATCGCGATCAAGGCGAACACGGCCACTATCGAAAACCACCGGAATCCTATCGTATGGATGTACGGCAGAACGAAAAGCAGTCCGGCGATGATCGTTGCCATGGCGCTGATAAATCGTTTCATAGGCGATAACCTCCTCACTTATATAACGGGTAGGTAATCGCCACTTTTGCGACATCGCCAGATAATTTCCTTTCGTATATAACTGCGAATCTACTCCGGAAAATGGACGCTTATTCGCCGAAATAAAAATCCGAATCTTTGATCGCTTCGACCGTCGCCTTCTTATAGCCGTTTCCTTTTTGCGAGAAGAAGTCGTGCGATTTCGTCTTCGTATTCAGTCCGTTCATGACGATAGGGTTCGGCCTTTCCTCTTCGAAATACGGATCGAAACCGAGGTTTTGCAGCGACTTATTCGCGTTGTATCGAAGGAACCGTTTCACATCGTGCGTTAAGCCGACCGCATCGTATAGATCCTCGGTATATGCGACCTCATTATCGTACAGCTCCGTCAACAGTTCGACGGCAAAGTCGCGCATCTCAAGCTGGACGCCCGGCTCTTGCTTTCCGTAGATCTCCTGCGCCAATAAGCCGACGTACACGCCATGGATCGCCTCATCGCGAATGATAAGGTTAATGATCTCGCCGCTGCTCGTTAGCTTGCCTTGGCCGGCGAAATATAACGGATAATAAAAGCCGGAATAAAACAGGAAGCTTTCGAGGTAAACCGAAGCCACAAGCGCCTTATATAGCGAAAGGACATCGCCTTCTTTTATGTCGCGATATAGGCCGGTTATCAACGCCGCCTTCCGCTGCAAATACGGATTGACCTTAACCCACTCGAATACTTCGTTGATCGTCTCCGTCGGTGCCAGCGTCATGAATATATTCGAATAGGACTTCGCATGGACTGCGTTTTCCATCATCGCCATGAAATTCAGGACGGCTTTTCGTTGGTGGCCGTCGATATGCTGCGCGATGAGAGGCATTCCGGTATTTCCCTGCTCGGTGTCCAATAGCGTCAGGCCGGCAAGGCCCCGCATGTAGGTCGTCTGCTCGGCCGGGCCCAACGCCTTCCACGAAAGGAGATCGCCATTTAGCGAAATCTCTTCCGGAAGCCAGAACTGCTTAACGTTCTGCGCGTAGAACATTTGCGTGAAGTCGTCTTCGTGGCGCGACCAGTCGGCCGCCGTATGGATTGCGTTTGCGTTCGTCAATTATTCGTCCTCCTTTTTATATCCAATAGAGTCTCTCTGCTGACTTTCTAGCATTAATTGCGTCTTCTTTATTTCTGAAATACCCTAGATATTTTGTTTTCGTATTAACATCTATCCGCGCTTCCCACTTATTTAACCTACCATTCCAATAAACTCCTCTCTGTCCGCTCGTATTATTGGACGGGAAGCCCCTGTTTTGGCTATTCTGAGATGGTGTTACCACACGTAACGCCCATCTGCAATTATCTAAAGTATCTTGTAAAATATGATCTACCTGAACTTTTGAATCGTTAACACCCATAATCCATCGATGCAATCGAACCTTTCTCCATGATCCACCCGAATTTCTTTTGTTGCCTCTCACGTAGAAGTTTTTTACACAATTATCCCAACTCACGTGCCACCAGCCTTCTATCTCTTTTGCTTTTTCTAAGTCGCTAGTGGAAATTAAAGTTTCTAAAATCCCGTACTTCTTACTTTCAATAAATATTGCGGTTGTATCGCCTCTAATTTCGTAGCTATTTTTCATAGGTAACTATCTCTTAGACTGCACACGATAGGCAGCCTTCTTGAGTTGTATCCTTTGTCCGCGCATAATACAGCGTTTTGATGCCGCGATGATGTGCGTATAAGTCAATCCGATTCAGATCGCGCGTCGTCATCGTATCTTTCAAGAACAGCGTAAACGAGATGCCTTGGTCGACGTGCTGCTGAATCGTCGCGATCATATCGACGACCTTAAACATATCCATGTCGTACGCTTCTTTGTAGAAGAACCAATTCTGCGGCGATAGTCCCGGCATCGGATAATACGTTTTCGAATTGCCGTACGTACGCTCCTCGATGCGCTCCATAATCGGCATGACTGACGCCGTAGCCGACTGCACATACGAAATAGATCCGGTCGGTGCAATCGCAAGTCTGTACGAATGGTAAAGGCCGTATTTACGCACGTTATCTTCCAACCGAGCCCAACCGATAGGTGTTGGAATAATCACGCCTTCAAACAGCCGCGCAACCTTCTCCGTTTTAGGACGGAAATCTCCTGCGACGTACTTATCGAAATAGCTACCGTCCGCATACGTCGACCCTTCGAATCCTTCGTAAGTGGTCCCGGTCTGCTGCGCCAATTCATTCGAACGCACAAGCGACCAATAATTCACCAGCGCGAAGAATACGTTAGCGAAATCCCGCGCTTCCTCCGATTCATAAGCGATGCCATTCTGCGCTAAATAGCCGTGCAGATTCATCGCGCCGAGGCCGATCGAACGCATCTCGCGGTTAGCTCTTGCGACTGCCGGCGCGTTCTTGATATTCGAAGTTTCCGAGACTCGCGTGAGGGCATCGACGGACAGCTTGACGATAGATTCGAAGTCTCCGTTTGCCATAACGTTCGCAACGTTGAGCGATCCGAGATTACACGAGATATCGAGGCCGATTTCGTCTTCTTCGCCGTAGTCGGCGTATTCCGAAACCTGAGATGATTGTAGTACTTCTGACTTTATATTCGACGAAAGCCGCAACACTCTCGCCCGTTCTCTTATGAACTGCTTACGGTCGCCCGCAAGAATAGACTATATCATCGGCCCAAAAGGCCGCCCGCCGTTTCCATCGCCGTAAGCTTGCGATGTACTCTACTCCCTTCCGCAATTGCGTGGTTTCGATAGTCGTTCGGCATTTACTTCGTCGCAGGTTTTTCATTGACTTCGTTAGACAATTCGTTTATAATTCGGATAATTAGGTGAGTTTATACGGTAGATAACCGTTGTAACTCCAATTCCGAATAGTCGGCCGTATTCCGTAGAGCTTCTATAGATTTTCCCGTCTATCTCTACCGGCTTACTATTCGCTTTTCTTGTCGCCTCAATATTAGCTTTTGTCTTAGGCACTCCATACATAGGATTGCGAGAACCACTTGCGTTATAGCTTTTTAGTTTTCTAATCCTTTCTTTTTCTGGATGATGGGTGAAAGTATCTCCTCCGATTGAGGTGTCTTTTAGATTATAAAAAGCATTACTATCTACCGCATCAAACATCTCAAGATAATATTCTTCGATCTCACGCAATTCTTCTTCGGAATCGGCTTCGTCAATTATAATTCGAAAAAAGTTATCTCTTCCGTGTTTCCTTATTGCACGTTTTAAATACACTCCACTACCGAGGTAGTTTTCCCATGAGTTTATTCTTCCGTACACGCACTTACCTACATACCGTTTATTACTCTTTTTATTTACGGTAATATAAATGAATCCGTATCTTATCTCAACCGTTCCCCTCTCCTGCGACGAAGATTTAGCACGGTATTGTCTTGTAAAGAGTTTCACCGTTTAGGCGGGTTTGCTACGGCCATTGCTGACCGAAGGTGCTACAGCTAACACAAATTTGAAAACTTTACCTTCGAAATGTGATTGTTAGCATGCTCCGCGTTTACGTTGCCTTCGAACATGATGTACGGATAGCCCGATTCGGAACGCAACACGGCGAGCTTTTCGAGGAGCTTGCGTGCATCGATTTTGTCTTTACGGACGGCCGGGTTGTCGACGAGCTGATCGTACATCTCTCCGATATCCATTTCGTCTAAGTGTTGGCCATACGCTTTGTAAACGGTGTGCGGATAGAAAACGTATGCCGGCCGATTCTCTCGCGCCAGTTCGATGAATTTATCCGGGATGACAACGCCGATGGACAACGTTTTGACACGGACGTCTTCATCTGCCGAGATTTTCTTCGTATCAAGGAAGTCGTGGATGTCCGCATGGAATACGTTTAGGTACGCCGCGCCCGACCCCTGTCTTTGACCTTGCTGATCTGCATATCGGAATGCATTATCGAGGAGCTTCATAACTCCGACGACGCCTTTCGTTACATTCTCGATGCCCTTAATCGATTCACCTTTCGCGCGAATCTTCGATAGATTCAACGATACGCCTCCGCCTACTTTCGATAGCTGCATCGAGATCCCGACGGCCCTTTCGATGTCATTCAGCGAGTCTCCCACTTCGAGCAGGAAACACGAAACTAATTCGCCCCGACGCTTCCTGCCCGCATTCAAGAACGTCGGCGTTGACGGTTGGTATTCTTGCCGCATCATCAAATCTACGTACTCGATCGCCTTGTCTGCGTCTCCTCCCGCAAAGAACAACGCGACAATAGAAGCGCGATCTTCGTAGCGTTCGAGAATCTTCTTACCGTCGTTCGTCTTCAGCGCATAGTCGTTATAGAATTTGAACGCGCTCATGAACGAAGGGAATCGGAATTTGTGCGCATAGGCCGCCTGATAAACCGCCTTGATTTCATCGAACGTATATGCGTCAAGGAATTCGGTTTCGTAGTAATCGTTCTCGCGCAGATAGTCGAGCTTTTCGCGAAGGTCGTGGAAAAATACGGTGTTTTGATTTACGTAGTCGATAAAATAAGCGCGGACGGCTTCGATATCCTTTTCGAATTGGAACCGGCCGTCCTTCTGTATCATGATTTCGTTATTAAGTTCGATATAGCTTGCGTGTTTATTCGTCAAGCGCGTTCACCCTTTCGATAAATTGTCGTACATCTTCGTCCGTGCCCGCTAATTCAAAACGCCCGACCACCGGCACGCCGTATTGCGCCGCAATCACATCCGCCGCCTTTGCGTAGTTTCCGCCCCATGCACGATTGCCTGACGCAGCCACACCCGCCAGATAGTCGCTGTTATCCGCAAGGAAATCCGAAACCGTACCGGCGACCTGACCGAAGCCATACGTACCGGTCACGCATACGAACGGCTCGGCGAGCATCAGGCCCGGCTTAATTTCGACGGCGGCCAGACCGGTCTTAGCGACGAATCGGCGGACGTTGCCTGTCAGCGAGTAATAGGCGATCAGCATACGCTCACCCCTTCCGTCTCTCAATTTCCGCCTCTACTTCGTCCAGACGCGCCTGTGTCCGTTCGCGCTCGATACGTTCTTCGATCAGTTTCCGGTCGTGGAAGCTAATGGCGGTATCACTTTCGATCAGTTTTTCGTTAAGCCAGCGTCTCATATTCCGCAAACCTTCGTCAGTCGCTCCGTGAATCATTCGGCCGTTCCCTCCGTTTCGCGCTCGCGTTTATACGCGCGGTAGGGTTCGACGATGAGCCATAAGATAAACCGGACGATTCCGTAAAGCCCGACGAGAAGCAGTCCGAATACGGAGACTACTATAACCAACGTCCTCACCACCGGAAACCCCGCAGACCAAATCATTAAGCTAACGGGTACCAGATACGCCACACCTGAACATATCCACGAAAGCGTTTCGAGTAACCTCCGCTTAAACATCCGATCACTTCTCCTTTACCGTCATTATGTTTTCGTAGCTCGACATGAATGGAATACGGAAGCCGATCGTTTTAAATTCGTACGTCTTACCGACTTCAATCTCCGCGTACAGATCACTGGAATTAAACTTCCGCGCAAATATTGCATCTGTGTTTTCGAACACTTTTGCGTTACCTTTCTCGTCATCTCCGAAAATCAGATACTTCGAGGAATCTTTGGAGGTTTTCGTTTCTTTATCCGTAACCTTTATTACGTAAGTATTTTCGTTACGGTAAGCCGCAATCGTATATGCCGGCGCTGCTACCACGAAAGCAAACACAGCCAGCGCAATCATTGCGATCGTCCCCCACTTTATTATGCGGTCCATTATTTCGCCTCCCTTACGGACTCGACCGCCTTCTGCGCAGCCAATCCGTTGAGCACATGCGTAAATTCCAACGCATTCTTTTGTTCGCCTGTAAATTCGTTGAACATAGAGAGAAGCGCCACATTTGCGGCAGTAAAGAATTCCGTTAAGTCTACGTCCTCTAATTCCGCAATAAAGTGGTCGGATTCTTCGTTAAAGACCTCAGAAATCGCTCCGAAAATACCTAGCGTGTATTGTTCGTATTTGCCCATTTATTCGCCCTCCCCGATAGTCGCGTTATCATCAATTCGATCGACGGTTTTAGTGACGTAAAAGATCGAATAGCCTTCGTGTCTAAGTGAGTTAACAAGGCTTTCTGCATCGATCTCGGAGCCGCAGCGAAGAACTTTAGCATCCTCGTAACTAAACCCCTCCGTTTTACCAGCGATTAAAAAATATCCTTGATTCATCTATTCGTCCTCCTTCGGTTTATCTATTTCGCCCACATGAATTAGCCACGCAAGTCCGATCGCAGCCGCATCGCTTTCATCGAAATTAGCGAACTCGCCGGTATATCCGGTCATATGCCGTACCGCCGTCTTTACTGCGTCCTTTTCTGCACTACCTGATCCGGCAACCAACGCCTTAACACGTGTTGCTGAGATACCGAGCTGTGGCTGCTTTGCGTTCGGTGTCTTCCAATATTTATCGAATGTCAGTCCGAAGCGCGACGTCGCCCGTTCACACGCGTTCCATGCCGCCAGCACCGGATAGTTAGAGGTCGACGTTTTGCCCGCGAAGTCTTCCCGCACCACATAGTCGAAGCCATCTCGCGGATAGTTTTTGTCGAGAAACATCATCGCCCACCCTTCGATAACCTCCGCCCTGTGTGCGTGTGATCGGCTAGAATTCGGCTTCACGTGTGACAGCGCTTTAATCGTAGGCTTTCGATTGCGTACCTCGATTATCGCGACGCCGGGGCAGGTCATCGACGTATCGAACGCGAGGCATCGGATAGGCTTGGCGCTAGTCATCTAATACCGCCTTCCACCCTGCGATGAGCCCTAAAATAAGGGAGATAGGAACCGATAGTATGCCGCCCGCTTCCGGATTAATTAGCGATATCAAAAAGGTAACGAGAGTCGATAACAATACCGCAATTACTGTATAAATAACAAATCTCACCATCAGACCGCCTCCCCTTTGCGTACTTTTTCGATAAACTCTAGCGCCCCGGCGTACTGCCTTTTCGTAGAATCAAAGACGTTCGACCGTTTGACTCGCGAAACCTTATCGCGGATGGCTTCCAGCTCGGCCGCCGTAAGTGACCGCGCTATGGCCGTTTTGTATCCGTTGAATGTCCAACCGTTAAGGTCGACCGCCATTGGCTTTCCGTCGTCAATCGAATTCTGAATTTCTACGAATCTATCGAGCAGCACGTCGATGTCATCGCGTCCGATTTCAAGGCCGAACGCCCGGATGTCCGGCGACTTTTCGAATTCTCCTTCTTCATACTCCCACGCCTTCTTAGACGCGTTTACGTAGAGGATTACGTATAAGTCGACGCCATACATCTCCGCATAAGCGACGCACTGCTTAACGTGCTTTTCATCCGGCTTCTTCAGCGAATAGAAAGACGTACGGGCCGCGCTTGTTTGCTTCGACTTGATTTCGAGGCCCACGCGCAATACTTCGCCATCCTCGGTGACATAGCGTATGATGCCGTCACATGTTCCGAAGAGATGAAACGTCTTGCCGCCGCGCTCGATCTTATGGTTCCGCTTAGCGAAGTCCTCGAACATCGGCGTGCCGTCCGGATTGCGTTCGAAGCTGAACGGGCAGGGCCGACCGACTTTCTTTTCGAAATGTTTTTCCATAAAGAGCAGATCACGCTGAATCACATCGCCGATTGCCGTTCCGATACGGGTCCAGCGTCCCTGATACGGAGGCTTGCGAGTTACGTCCCGCGGATCGCCTAGCGCCTTATGGTAAAGTTCACGTGGACATGCGTTTGCAGATGACGGCGAGAAATACGGCTTCTTCGGAAATACTTTCGGAGCGTCTGCGTACCATCGGTGTATCTGCGCGTCCAGTGCGTTATCCCACGTTTCCGGAAGCGAGTGCCATTCGTTTAGATATTCGATGAGTTCATCCGCAATCTGCTGTGCATAGCCGGTCGGTTCGGGCGCCGGCGATAATTGGGCGCGTAGTGAGTTTGCGGCTGATCGTGCGTTTGCGTTCGTCAATTAATCGTCCCCTTTCGTTTTTCCTTGCCAGCCTTCGCTAACAATCCGTTTTTGTTTTTCATAATCGGCCACTTTAGGGTAATCATCGCGAATGACTTCGCCAGTGAAAAATTCGTTTACTTTCATCCCTTCGCCCCATCTTCGGCTGATCTCGATATCCGTCTTATTCGGCACATCTAGCCGCAATGTATTTAGCATCACCGCCTCGAAATCCGCTACATCTTCACGCGTTAAAGTTTCCGGAGCATAGACGGCAACCTCATCGTGTACCGAGAAAGCCATCGCCCATCCTTTGCGGCGGCATAATTTCTGCAGTTCGATCATCGTTAGCTTCGTCTGTATGGCCGCGCTGCCTTGGATAATCGCGTTTGTAGCTTGGCGCATTGCTCGGAACTGTGTAAATCGGTCGCGCGATTTAGCTTCCGGGAGCCTACGCTTTCGTCCGTGAAACATTTGAACGTATCCATAACGCTTTGCAAATTGCTCGTTGCCGTCAATCCACGCCTTAACTTTCGGGTATTTTTCGTAGAACTGAGCGATAAAGTCCTTCGCTTCCTTCTCTGTTATGCCCAGCTGATCGGCAAGTGTTTTCGGGCCAGTTCCGTACATAACCGCGAGTATGCCTGTTTTCATCATCTTCCGATACTTAGAACCGTCACCGCATTCCTCAATCGGCAAGCCGAATAATTCGCTGGCAGCCGTTGAATAAAGATCGCGTCCTTCACGGTAAGCATTTACGAGGACTTCTTCGCCAGTAAAATGTGATAGAAATCTCGGTTCCTGCTGCGAGAAGTCACCGGATAAAATAACCTGACCCGGAGGAGCAACGAATAACTTACGCGCAAAGTACGGTTGGTTTTGTAGGTTCGGATTGTTCGAAGAAAAGCGTCCGGTCACGGTGCCCGTTTGATTGAAGTTCCCGTGAATGCGTCCGTCTGCCTTTACCTGTTGCGGCAAAGCTTCGATATACGTTCCGAGAAGCTTCGTCTTCTCGCGATAAGATAACAAGAGCTTAATTCCTTCGTGATGTGGCGCCAGTAATTTCAACGTCTTAACGTCAGTCGATTTCTTGAAACCCTTCGGCAAGTAACGGTCGAGCTTTAATTCATCGAAGAACTTTTCCGATAGTTGCGCCGGCGAATTGAAGTTAATCTCGCCGAAATGGTTACGTAAACCCTCTTCGATGTCGACCAGTTCCGCTTTCAGCTCGGCGCCCAACGTTTTAGCCTTCTCGATATCCAGTACGAAGCCGGCCGCCTCCATCTCGACCGACACACCGATCGTTGGATTCTCGACTTGTTCGTAGTATTCGAGTAGTCCGATTTTTCGTAAGTGCTCCCGTTGGAATTTTCGCAATTTAAGCGTAACGTCACCGTCTTTTGCAGCATAAGCCAGCGCGACTCTTAAATCGGCGACCTCGTGAAAGCCGGCCTTACCGAACAACTCATCGTATGTCTGCGAAGGAATGCCGAGATATTTAGTAACGAGATCCTTCAGTCGGTAAGATCCGCCAGTCACACGCTCATTTTCGTTAAGAATATGCATCGCGAACTGCGTATCCCACGCCAAGCCACGCAGCGTAACGCCTTCATGTGATAACATGTGAATATCGAATTTACCGTTATGTGCGATCTTTTTAATGGAAGCATCTTCGTAAATCGGCTTCAGCTTCGCCATAACGTAATCGTGCGGTAGCTGTGGCGCCTCTGTAACGTGCTTAGTCGGAATGTAAGCGTGTATATTCGCCTTGACTGCGCTTATCACGTTACCTACGATGCGGTCTTCCCACGTATCAGCGCCCGTCGTCTCTACGTCGAATACGATCTCTTCTTCGTCAGCCAGCAGCGCCAGAAATTCGTTAAAAAGTTCGTCATCCGTAATCAGCCAGTAATTATCCGGCGTGTTCTCGACCATCTGCCGCAAGGTTTCTTCGCGCTGGGCTTCCTGAAGCGTCTTCCATAATCGGAGCGCCTCCGCCTTGCTGAACGCTTTAGGATTGCCGGCCTTGTTCACGCAGTCAGCCGGATCGCGCGCCAGCTTGCCCGCATCCATGGCCGCCTTGACTTCCGTTACCCTTTTGCGATCGGCATCCGATAGCTTCATCGCGAGTATCTTGCGCCAGCTTTCCTCGATCGGCTCGGCGGTCTTGGCTTTCGCCTTCCGCTTGGCCGTCGCCTCTACTGCGCCCGATTTCGGCGCCGCCGGCTTAATCGCGTTCATATTTAACCGTAAGCCTTCCATCCGTCGTCCTCCTTCCTCGCGAAGTAATTGCGGGTTATTTTACGTGGTAGTTTACAACTCCGAATATAGCCGCTAACAATCCACACGATATAACGCCGAACCATTCCGCATTAACTGCGGATAGCACGCCCACCCCTACGCATAATGCACCTGTAATGTACGAACCTGTTCGGTCTACTTTCGTCCTCATAAATCGACCGCCTCCGTCCATCTTCGTTTATAATCCGCTTCGTTCTCCGCATACCACTCCGACCAGCAAGACGGCCCGCACGAATATACCTCGAAGAGCGAGTCGTAAATTGCGGATCGCCCTTCGTAGAGGTTAGCGTTACATGCGGCGCAGACGGCGGCCGGCTTAGCGGTCAAAGCGTGCCTCGACTGGCGTGATGAGTGTTAAATCTCGCGTATTCTCAGACGCAGTTCCGTATTTAGCGTGCAAATGCTTGAAACCGTAGTAGTTGCCTCCTCTAAGTCCGGTAATCTCACCGAAGAAAATATCGCCACTTCTGATTGTTAGTTTTGCGATATCGCCTTTCTTATACTCGCCAACCTTGCGCCCAATCTTCGCCCACTTCGCTTCTTCGGCTTGCTTGCGCTCGATTTCGGCGGCTTCCTCTTCGGATAAAATTTCGAGCTGATCTGGCGTTGCGTAGCCGAACCTCTCGGTACTGTCAGCGATTCGAATACGTTTACCCTTAGGGTGATTGAAGTTATTATATAAAACCTCGTAAATCTTATCGTTCTCAAATCCGCTAAGAGGGTAGTCTCCGCCGCCTGAAAGCAACCGCACCTTATCGCCTCTTTTAAATTTAGCGCGTGCTGCTGTGTCTTTAGCTTCGGCAACTTCTTCGTCAGTGGCGCGGACGAGTGATGCTTCTGAACGCCATTCCGTGTATTTACCGTCCATAGTTTCGACCTTAAAAGGAATGATCGCACCCGTATCTTGAATTACTTTAACGATTTCTCCTTTTTCGGTGACAATAGCCTGACCGACCACCTTCGCATAATCACCGACCTTCAGACGCTCAGCTTCTACGCTTGCGGCGCTGACTTTGCGGTAGACTTCGAATTCGCAATGGTCCAGAGAGTACGTATCAAATTCGTCTCCGTCATCGTCAGTGATCTGAGGATCTCCGTGCGAATCAACGTAATCAATTTCGTAATACTCGCCCGCGGTTAGATAAGATCTAGGAGCCTCATCGAACTTAATATAATCGCCTTCCTGCGCTTCGCTTTTGTCAATCCGTACGTACCCCGCTTCACCCTTCAAAGCAGCCACGTCGGATTTTAACGATTCGATTTCGCCTTCCGCGGAGCTGACGCGTTCTTCTAAGGACGGATCGGTGCTGGCGGATACTTTGCGGAAGAGTACGTAATCGTCGGCATCTCTAACACGCCCATCATCTACGTCGTCCAAGAATCTAACGTCTTCCTCATGGTCGGCATCCTCCGTAATTTTGTAGAAAGCGCCGCAGGTAATGTCGTAACCGCCTTCCTCGGACATTACCAGGTCGTTTTCCTTCGGTAAACCTTCCGTCTTCACATACTCCGCACCGCCATACGCAACCTTCGTAATTTCACCGTTCACCATATCGAGTGTCTTAACGCCGTCTAATTTCGCCATCCGTTCGTCCTCCTTATTCGAACCAGCAAACAATTGCTGGCTCCTCGTATTTAAAATCCGCTAGGAATTCCGCGTATGTCATGTATTCAAATCCGCCCGCTTCCGTTTCAAATTTCTCCATGGTGTCCGTACCCACTTCGGAAACTTCCGGCATTTCATCTTCGGAGTAGTCGTCCGGCCCCACTAAGTCGAGATGATGCGCCAGTGCTTGCTCCTCTGTTTCAGCGGCAATAATGTCGTAATAGCCGTTTAATCCGACTTTAAAGAGTTTATATTCCGCCATCACACCGCCTCCTTTTTAAGCACAAGAACGTCTTCTCTTTGCGCGTAACCCTCAACGTAGTCAGCTTCGACCTCTGATATCCAAAAATCATTACCGCAACAATCGCAAGCAACGCCGTAAGGATCGAGGTCAAGCTCACTTTCAAAGATATCGTTAGCTTCGTACTCATTGTGAGCCTCAACGAAAATAGCCCCGTAATCACTTTTCGCATAGCCGCCCGTGCTCATATCGCTGTATTTAAACCACGCCATCATACCGCCTCCGATTCGTTAATTTCCGTAAGCTCTACGTCTTCCCGCCGGAAGTTCAAATCCATCCGTACCCACCGCTTGCCGTCCTTCGACTGCGGCCCCCAATACTCGGTAAGCTCGCGATTCTCGAACATCCACACGGTAGGCACCGGACCGCGGCCGATCAGCACGCCGATAAAGTAATCGACTTCATCGAGCTTATACGGTGTCCGGTCGCTTTTCCGTGCCTGAACGATGAGGCTGCCGCGCTTCTTCCGATCATAAATCGTTTTTACCTGAAACGTTTTCCACTCTCCGCTTAACGGATCTTTTGCGCTAATATCGAATGCCTCTTCCGTTTCGGACGTACTGACCGCCTGCCAGCCGCTAGCCAGCAGCGCAGCACGAGCGATCAGTTCCGAATACTTGCCGGTATCTTCTGATTTATGCGCCATATGAGCGCCTCCTTTTCGTTTGGTTGATACGTAATTAGAACGGTAATTCTTCGTCGCTAGGCTTCCAAGGCTCAGGTTCGTTCGCAGCATTTCCGCCGAGTGACAGACCGATTAAGCTGATATCGAAGCCGGCCGCGACTAGGTTTTCGATCTGAGTTTTCTCATCCGCTTCGAAAAGCAGGCCGTCAAACAGCGACATATCGAATTCTTTATCCGCATACTTAGCGAAGTTCTCGCGCTCCTTCTCCGTTAGATCGTCTTCCATGTCGATGATAGGCGTTAAGCTAACGGTTGTTGCCGTGCCTGATCCTGTCTTTTCAAGCTCGAACGCAACCTTTCCGAGTTTCTTTTCATACTTCAAGATAACCGCGTAAATTGTTTGCGCCTGCTTCTTCGAGAGGTCGATAATGATCGGTTCGCCCGTCGCCAGATCGATGAATCCGAGAGCATATCGCTCTTTTACGCGATATTTACTCGCCTCTTCTTTATATCTCTCTTCCGCATGGCTATCGCCTTTGTTTTCGGCTTCTTTCTTTAGATCCTGATAGTACTTCCACGCGAGATCCCACGGCGTGTAATTGCCGACTGGGAAGCCTTTTTCGTTCATAGTGCTCGGGTTTTCAGCCACGAACGAGTTAACTTTTTTATAGATTCCGTAGTTGTAGAATCGGATAAGATCCGCAGTACCGAGAACGCGAACTTTAAAGGAAGTGCCGGATGTAAAACTTGTGAACTCGGTTTCCTTACCGTTTCCGCCCTCGTTCGTTGAATTTAAAGCGTTTAACGCCGCTGCACCTTTTTCAAATTTGCTCATTCGTTTTCCCCCTACGTTTTTATTAAGGCTTTTCGCCCTCGCAAAATGCCGGTGTCTGCGCCCGAAACGCCGCCAGCGCTTGGCAGTAGCGACGCGACACGGATTACCTAACGGCCGCCCCGACATTCTCCGAGGACGCGACGCGCCTATCATGCGTCGTCTTCGCCACTTTGCGCCCACATGCCGAAAAGTATTAATCCGATGATGAAGGCGGCAATCGGTCCCACCCACGAAAGATCAGACATACGCCGCAACTCCTTTCGCCGCTTTTGTAAGCCTGCGTTTTAATTCGAAGGATTCGGCGGGCAATTCGTCAATCCGCATCTGAACCGCATTGATTCGCGCTTGGTACGCCATCTTCTTCGCTTTTGATCGCGTTCGTTTAAGCTCGGCCGTCAGGTGCGCTATTTCTTCGTGAAGTTCCGCGGCATAATTTTCGTTATTTTGAACCGCAGCCTCTACGCTTTGTTTCATCGTGTAATACGCTTCGTTGATAAATCGGATCGCCGTATTCTTTTCGGGAGGATGAACGGTCAGTACATAATCGCTATTCAGCGCGAAGAGTATAACGACTCCTTTTCCGCCGTACATACGCGCTTCCTTGCCGTTAGAATCTACGGTGATTCCGAGATACTTTGCGTGCTGAAGCTTTTGCGCAACCCAATTACGCGCTACGTGTAAATTCGTAATATTGTAACGTTCCTTCAGGCGCTTGCGTGCATGGTGCGAAAACTTGACCTGACCGGCGGTAATCATCCGACGCGCACCGCCTTAATCGGAGTAGCCGGCAAATAGTCGGCCGGGTCTTCATCGTGCGGCCATGCGCCTTGGTAAATGAAATCGGTGAGTTTGCGCTCATCTAGCGCTAAAAGCGTTTGAGATTCGTTAAATGTGGGTAAATTCGATGTATGCATAGTACGTTAGCCTCCGTTATTTTAAGGATAATCGCACTAGACCGAGGACTTGTTCGCATAATTGTTCCCTTGAATTTGTTGACAATATGCAATACAATGAGGACGTAGCGAAAGTCCTTCGGGTCTAGCTGCGACAGAAATATTAAGCTGTTAATTCGCGTTGACAGTTTGATCGGAATCGTTGGATAAACTTTCGATGGGACGGAGCATTTCCTCCAAAACGTTGCGCCAACAACGTGGAAACTTCCGTATCGTTTGTACATCCGCGAGTCCAAGTATCGAGAATAAGTTTTTTTCTTTCGTCGTCCTGCGCCAACAGGGCGACTTTTTCTTTAAGCAAAACCGCGTCCTCAACACTCGCCAAAGTGTCTTCCGGCTCCCAAACGGTTCCTTCTTCGTTAATAGCTTCGATTGCAATTTCGTCCCTAGATCGTCTATTCTTCACAAATCTATGCCGGGTTTCGCGAATAATTCGCTGTATCAGCGCCTTCTTTTCGCGTCCGTTATCAGCGAGATTTTCTAACGCCCGCCCGATCGCTTGATAACATTCCTGCTCAAACGATGTAAAGTCCGGAATCAGATGCGCTAACTTTTCGGCTTCTCTTACTACGTAAGGTATTGCGCCGCTGTTCGCTGCAAGTTGCAACCTATTAAATTGTTTAATTTCCACTTTATCATTTCTCCCTTCGCCCTACACTTATATAACGGGTAGGATGCATTCGATTTTGAGACACCATTTTTAAAAAGTTTTTCATTTGTTTGGTTGATTATCCTCTATAAGAAAATATTAGCATGGAACAAACTTCAATTGTTTTAAATTTGGTAAAGTAACAAAAATTGTTTTAGCGATTTTTCCGAATAATCAAAATAAAAAAAGAGCCGTCTGCACGGCCCATCCCTAAACACTTATCCGCCTACTTTTATTTCTGCAACCTTGACGCTACTATCATCATTCGATGCTTGTTGAGTGCTACCTGAACTAAGATACGTTGAGACCAGCGCCCCTAAAACTAAAACTGCTAATAAAATTTTCTTCATAAATAACCTCTCCCTTTTCGAATGTAATTGACTTTAGTGCTTGGACTTGATCCTCATCAACGCCTAAGGTTAATAAAAAATCAGCAGATAGGGACGCGAACAGGAAATTCATCTTCCCTAAAAAATACCGCCAGCCCTTATACGCCTCTTGAGTTGTTTTGTGCTGGATATAATCGAAGTATACTATAAAGTCAGCATCACCTCCCAAAAGAAGTTGTTTTGATAGCAGGTTTAGATCAGGGACTTCAACCCTTCCCTGTTTAAAATCGAAGTAAAGTTTCGCGAAAAATAAATTGCTGTCCGCAATCTTAATTAACGCATCATATCCTGTCTTCTCGGCGGCTAATTTACTTTGATTTAAGAGCTTTATGCTTAGTTCTGGGTTTTCAGCTAGATAGGACATTGCTAAACAGTAATACCCATCAGATATATGCTTCTGATTTAACGCTGTAGAGATTAGGACCTTAGCGTGTTTTCGACATAGATCTAATTCATTAAGATGCAAATAGGCTGGTGCCAGTATCTCAGACAACCTATACGAAAAACACTCTTTAAAAAACGCTCGTTGCCTTTGTCTTGAGCTATTTATTTTCTTTAATTCTACATCAATAGCTTTTGCTTCTTTCGTCATTTCAAGAAATTCTTTTCGATAGTACAGTGACACGCAATTATAAATCCTTTTAAACAAGGCCAGATCCTTGTCGCTTGATACCTTTAATTTACTTATCCTAGAAGACATCTCACTGAAGTTTATTTTATCTGTCATGAAATCACAAATGATCGTGTAAGTGTTGATGTAGTTCTTTAAACCAGGGTCATTCCTGTTTTGGTCAATAAGCTCTTGCAGAAGTCCAATATCCCTCTTTAGGGCAGCATACTCAAAGGCTTGCTTCAAAGTTTCAGTTGAATTTAACTTTAGACACCATTCCCTCATTTTTTGATCGTAGTCAGCTCCGAATAAATATCTGGATAAATGTAGAAGCTGCCTAAAACCTATTCCCCCATCTTCCTCAAGTCCGTATAAGCAATCCTGGTGAATGTCCGCTTCTAAAGAAATTCGTGGTATACTTAATTCGCGTTCTTGCCTTATTTGCACAAATTCGTCTCTAATTGACGTCATTCTGAGTACCCCTCCGCTCTTTACGTCTTATCCTATTTTTAGTATAATCAAAATGTTCCTTTTTGTAAACAAATTTTCCTTGAAAGGTTGTTGGATGATGATTGATTACTCTCCGCTATTCGAATTATTAGAAGAAAGAGGTATGAAGCTAAGTCACTTTAGGGGAGAGAATTTTAATTCCAAAACTCAGAGGAGACTTAGTAATAATGAATCAGTCAACCTTCGTACCATTGAGTTCTTATGTCTAAAGTTAAATGTCCCAATTGAGAAAGTAGTTCGAATCTCTCCTGACGAAGTGGAAAAATAACTGTTTATAGTCTATAATTTCCTCCGTGACACCTTATTTGATGTAGTACGGAGGTGTTTATCACGTTTAAGGTCGGCAAATGTCGGATACCCGAACTATGCAAGAAACGCGGAATTAGTCTCAGTCAACTCGCAGCAATGGTCGGAGTATCAAAAACGCACATGTCCGATTATGTCAGCCTTCGGAATCTGCCGAGCATCGAACGAACCTACAATATCGCAATGATGCTCGGCTGCGCGCCCGAAGATCTGTACGATTGGATTGAGGTATCCGACAGCAACACGGAGGGTTAATACAACCTCCGCCGACCTAAAGTACGGGAATTCCCGAACCTAAACGCAAAGTATTTCTTACGACCTCCGCACGATCATACACGTCTCGCAACGCTTCTGTACCGCGCTTTATAAGTAGTTCATCAGCGTCTTTCACCTCCGTAATATAACCGTGCGCAAGCCGCACCTTTCCGATCAAATAACGCTCAATCTCCCGCCGTAACTTTTCGCCAGCTTTGTCGTTATCTGTAACTACCGTTAAATATTCGATAGGAGACTGCGCAATTATGTCCGCCTTCTGTAAATTAAATGTGCTGCCGCCTGTTCCGATCGCCGGTATGCCCGCTGATCGCCACGCCATAGCATCGATTTCGGCCTCGCATATCACCGCGCTTTTAAGCCGCTGCGCGTATACGAGATCCATTCCGTACACTAAGTACCGGATAGGCATGCCGCCGTTTACGTACCAGAACGCCTTTCCCTTCGTTGCCCTATACTTAACGTTTGCCAGCCGGCCGTTAGGAAGCCGCCAAGGAATCGCGACTGCATTTCCGGCAAGCGATACGCCGGCCTCTTCTTGGGCCGCGTCCGCAATGCCCCGGCCCGTTAGATAAGCGTTAGGCCCCGGCGTTGTGTCAGCGAGGATCGATTCCGGCAAAGGCTCCGGCTTCGTGACGGCCTTTAATTTCGGGAGCCGCAGCGCCATACGTCCGCCTTCAGCCGCCGGTGCATACGTTTCCAATAAGTAATCGATTGCGTCGTCTTCGGTTTCGCCGCGCAGGAAAGCGAGCAGTTTAACGAACCCGCCCCGCGCAAATTCTTCGTCATAAGCGCCTGAGTCGCCCCAATAGCCGGCTTTTGCAGACGCTGTGTCTTCGAGATATACGTAAAAGCTCGGAGTCCGATCGTATCTGAATGGACTGGCGGCCAGCAGGCGTTCATCGCCCCACGTCGGCCGGGTCCAGTCGAATTGTTCGAGCTCATACCGAATGTCGACGTCTACAAAACGCCCATTCAAAGTTAATATCGGCAATTCGAGACACTTCCTTTCGAGACTTGTAAATTATATTACGACATTGTTACGAAACTTACAGTCGCAATTTGTCGAAAATATTCAAAAATTTAGATGTAATTGTTGACAATATCATCCGGTAAATTCCAAACGATCTAAAACTCGAATACGTCCGCAGCTCCGGCACCCGTTTCCGGCTGTTTCACCACGCCGATTTGCGGCAGATAGATAATCTCTGCGACTTCCCCTTCGCCGCCATCGCGCCCTTTATTCAATCCGATTAAGCCGCGTCCTTCTTTCGCGTTCGTATCAACCGCAATCAATAACGCAGCATCTTCGAGCAGGGCTTTCGTTTTCTTGACGTCCTTACGCTGCGGCAGCTTAAGCTCGCGCGCTCCGTCTTCCGTTTCTTTCTCGTCATCCTCATCCGCCTGTGTGAGCGCAAAGATCGTCGTTTTCGTATGCCCGGCCAGACGGCGCAGTTTTTGCGAAGTATTAGCCGCATCCCCGCCCGCCGTCTTTGACGTATTGGCTTCGTAGTCGAGGTAATAAAACGGATCTACAAGCACGACGTCAGCCTTCGTTTCAATAATGTCCGATTTTAGGTCGCGTAGGGTTCTTGAGCCGAAGTCTTCATCGTCGACAGCTCGCACCGTAATGTTTCCCGGAATGATTTCGTTAAGACGATCAAGGAATTCCATAAAACCCGCCTCGAACTCGTCGGATAGTTTTCCCTGACGTACATCGCGAGAATTGAATCCGGCTTCCATATCGACGCCGTCCAGAGTCGCAGTCGTAACGCCCATGGTTCCGGAAATCGATACGTACAGACGCACCAACACTTCGTACCAGCCCATTTCCATCGACCAAATCAGAACGTTCGCCCCCTGCATCGCACAGTTAGTGACCTCCTCTAACGATACGGCCGATTTACCGCGCCCCGACTTTCCGTAGATCACGTACACGTTCGACGATACGTAGCCGCCCATCGCCTTATTAACAAAGTCGAATTTGCTGCGCCAGATCCGAAAGGACTCGCCGGCCTTACGGTTTTCATATTCCGCTTTAAACTTGTCGATGTCCCGTTTGATATCCGTCCCGACCGAATTTCGAACGTTTGTTCTCATTTTAAGACTTTCGGCCTGCCCCGTCAACCACTCGAAGAATTTTCCCATATCACCGCTTTTTTGCGCTTCAATAAATCGTTTTTCGAGCTGCGGCTCCTGAACCTGACGATTGGTTTCCGGATCAATACGGCCGTTCATCAGCTCGATAAATTCGCGCTCGGCCGCCCGATCTTTGAGGTTTTTCGCAAGGTAATCGTAGCTGGCTTCGATATTAAAATCCGGTTGGAAGTCCGGCACCTCATTCGCAACCATCTCGGCTGTCGGCGCTTGGCCTCGGTATTTCTCCGCGTAATCCATAACGTACCGGAAGGCCTTGCGTTCGCCCTGCGTTTGGAAGTCGGCTTCGGAAACATTGAAGCGCAGAAGGGCGTTCGGATCGTTCGCTTCGATGGCTTTCGATATTAGTAAAGTTCCGTAGTTCATGCGCGCTCCTCCCTTCGATTTTTACGAAAGAAAATCCGTTTAACTAATGCTCTTACTCCTAATGCAATCCCCTCAGCTGTATATAAAGCGCCTTCCCCGATATAGTAAATCGCGACTAGTGGTAAGTATATCGGAGATAGGACGAAGAAGATCACGTTTTCTATGCGTACCTGTTTAGTCCACTCTTCATCCGTATAAACGTATCTAATTCTGCGCTTCATTCGCCCGCCTCCCGTCTCAATTTCGCCATAACAGCGTCAGCCTTCGTTTTATACTCCGCATCTCCAAACGTCTCGTACAAGCGCATGTTATCGTTGTATTCGTCCAGCAGCTCGTCAGTCTTCCGTTTACGTTTCGCAACCTCCTGCGCACTTAACGCCCGCGCCGTCTTCGGCGTTTCCTTCGGTTCTCTCGCCATCCCAACCGCCTCATTTTTCGCGTAACCTATTCCGAAAGAAAAATCATCCGTAAAGTGGAACGATGGGCCCGACGGCTCCGGATAGTCCGTCTCATCGTACTCTAAAAGGTAATCTTCCGCGAACTGTTTCCGGCATACTAGCCGCAGATCCGTTTCGAACGCGTCGAGGAATTCACCGTTTATGGCGTCGGTCAGCTCGAACTCGACGTATTCACTTACGCCCCACTCATCGGTTTCCTTTACTTCGCGCCAAGCATCGACGTAGAATATCCGATTTTCGTACCCGACAACCGAGACGAGGTCTCCGAAGGTGAATTCCGTTTTCATCTACGCATCCCCCTTTTCGATTCGCCTACGAATTCAATCTCGCGGCATAAGTCGCCTACCCGATCGGCCAGACGTCGCTCACCGAATACTTGCCAAAGCTGATCGAGCGCAATGTTGCTCGTGTATACGGTCGGTAGTTGATTTGTTACTCTTGCGTTAATAACGGTATGCAAATCACCGCGGAAACCGTCCGTTGCATCACGAACCCCTATATCGTCCAGCACCGCAAACGGCGCCACCTTGGCCGATTCTAATGCGCGATAATAACGGGCGGCCGCCGGCTCTGCAACGGAATCCGGAACACGCGGGCGGTTGAATTCGTTATATTCGTTCTGCCACGCGTTCACGTCGAGGAAGTACGCTGGCCGCTGTAACGGTTCGAGGCCGCGCCGCAGGGAGCCGCTATAATGGACGCGCAGCCATTCATTAAGAAGTGCGGCGGCCGTCGTCGTCTTTCCGGTGCCCGGCGATTCGCTGAACAGATACAGGTCTTTGATGCGGTCGGCCGGCGCAACCGGTCCGCTCTGTTCGAACTGTCGCGCAAAGGATGCCGCATAAGCTTCGGCCGCCTTATAGACTTCGGATTGGTCAGCGCGCGCCGGCGAATTCTTCATCGTGACGAGCCGGTATTCACGCGGAAGCCCTGCCGCCCCTGATCGCCCACCTTCGCCTGATGCGCCGTGCATCGCGATGAAATGCGTACAGTGCCGCGTACATGCGTCGGTCCCGGCCACTTTGCATCCGTCAGCGAGTACGCAAGTATTTTCGTTAGTCATATTCGCAGACCTCCTTTCGTTAATAGATCGGATCGTATAGATGCGGGACAATGTAAGGCTCTTTTCCGTCTCCGCTATCCTGCACGAGCATTCGCATATCTGGTATACGATGATGCTTCGGTATCTCTTCAAATAACGCATGATAGCCGGTAAGCTCTTCGGAGATTTCGATCGTTTCGTGCGTATAAAATTTTCCGGTTGGTTTGAAATACGTAACGTTTACCGTCTTCATTCGCCCACCTCTTCACGTGAGTCGTCGATGACTAACGCGCCATATTTGCGTGCGTCACTCTGTCTCACCCAATTTCCGGTAAGTGGCCGCCATGAATCGTCGGGAAGTACCCCGCCTACGAAAACACCCGTCGAATTCGAAACAACATCGCCCACACGAACCTCAGTCGGCTGCGGAGCGTTCAAGTATTCGTCAGGCACCGCCAAGCCTAGCGCACGTCTTAGCGCGATCGCCTTTCCGATGTGAACGTTGAAGCAGTCGGCAGGTGCGGCTTTGGCGATTCCATAAAACGCCCTATTACTCTTTGGTCTCTTTGCGATAGCTTCAACGGATCTGTCTTTTCGATTAACCTCTAACGAAATGTTAAACGTCCTCAGCCGTATGTTATTCTCCTTAAGTCGCTCAACGTCCGCCTTCGCCTGCTCAACGATCTCATCACGGCGGGCTTGTGCGCTTTTATGAGCCGGAGTCTGCCCGTGCGTAGCGACTTTCTTCATTTCCTCGTTGCGGAGAAACGCAGTATATTCAATTGTCTTCGGAATCACCAGGACATCTTTTCGTTCGTTTGCGTAGGCTTTTACGAATGCTTCCGAATATGGTGCCCCGATTAGAATATCGCCGAACCTCGACTTGCTTCCGATATAATCCTCGCCTACCTTTTCGAATACTGTGCTCGCGCTATCAATAGCCGTTTGATTTACGTTTTCCATTCCGTCAGCCTCCTCGTTTTCAACTTCGTTATTGACGATGACTTCGTATTCCCGTCGTATTAGGCTCACAGAATGGTCTTCGACGAGAATGTGTCCATGCTTATCTGCGGTTTTCACGTTGTTAATATCGCCATTTTTATATGGGCATCCCGTATACGCATACGCCTCCGTAATCAACACGCGCTCGCCAACTTTGGCCGGACGCTTTTCTGTGACGAATAGTTCGGCGTCTTCTTTGAGTACGTCTCCGACATGAGTAATATATTCGCTTTCATTTTCACCGATTACGATATACATCCTTCCGATATAAGCCGAATACCAGTTACGCAAAAACTTCGCCTTCTTAATCCGCACATACTTTTTCGTTTCAGCCATTACGCAATCCCTCCCGAAATTTTTATAAAAACCGAACACATATTCGTATTTATGTGGTACAATATACCTAAGTTACCGAAAGGAGGTTCGATTCATGACGCTAGCAAAACAAATCGCAACAGTCGCAATCATCGTTACAACTATCGTTTATTTACCGAAGTTCGTTGATGTACTCGGAGGGGGACGCTAATTCTCGGCGTCCAGCCGCCGGGCGCGCTAGAACCACGCATCATCTACGTCGTTATTGCGATCGGCTCTCTGCTGTTCGGCTTGGGCTTCCGCTTCAACCTGCTGTATCACATACGCCATATGCAACGTCATCCACCCGAAACTCACACCCGGAAAGTCCCGCTTCGGCCTATACTTCGCAAGGCACCGATCGATGAAGCGTTTTGTTATTTCCGGTCCATACTTGCCCGGCTTCCGTTTCGTTCCGGCCCAGTTACCGAGCATGCCGCGCTCAGTCTTAAACGACTTGAATGGCGCATATTGAATGCCGAATATGCGTTTATGTTCCGCCTCTAAATACGCCAGAAAATCGTTAACGTTCCACTTGGCGACCGGCTTCGATTCATACGTTGTCATCTTCGTCATCCTTTCCGTAAAGGAATCGATAAACTTCACCGTACACTTCATATTCAGTTCCGTATCGCATCTTGCTAAGTAAATTCTCGACTCGATCGATAATCAATGTTGCCTCTCTTAGTTCTTGTTCAACTTCCGCAATGTGATCGAGTAGCGCCGGAATGTCTTGGCGGGCGTTTGCGATGTATTTTGCGTCATCTTCATTCGTTGTTTGTGCGGTCAATAATCCGCCAATTGTTCCGATATTATTTAATCCGTTGGGTGATTGCTTCCCGATTCGCCACGGCCCTTCCGTTGCAGCCTCCGTCCGCTGACGGATTTCTTCGAGTTGATCTTTCGTTAGCTTCTCATTCATCATGCATTCACTCCTTCGATTTTAATTCCGTGTATTTTCGCGTTTTTACCGCTTACCCTACCGATTGCCCTCGACCGCCAGTAAAGCCGCTATTTCCTCGCGAAACTCCCGTATTAATCGTGCTAGTTCCGCCAGCGATGTCGCATCCGAGTCGCGCAACCGTCGATTCATTACGTCGAGTACCGCGCGTTCGACCGTTGAGTGATACGCTACTTCGCGCCATTTTTCCTTCGGCGTCGGGTCAGCGTTCGGGTTCTCCGCAAGCTTCTTCGGCCAGTTCGGTGCTTTTGTCGGGTCGGTGAAATAGCGTTCATTTACGATGATGTTAAGCGAGTCGGACGTTAGTTTGTAATCGGGTGAGATCGGGATGTTAAGCGCCATTGTTGGCGTCGCCTCCTTCGTTAGCTTTTCGTTCAGCGCACAATAACCTCAACAACGATCTATGAACGTATGAGTGCTTGTTGTAAGTCCGTAATAAGCCTGCGATATTGGACCGCTCTTCGTTGGATAACGGCCTATCTAAACCGAGCCGGGCGCCTTCTTTGTAGATATCCATATTAACGCCTTCCTTTCGTTTGTTAATAAAACCCAGCAATCGTTCCCTTTCCCTCACTCTTGCAGATGTTCCTAACCGCGATAGAATTATTATTTAATAAGTATCTGCGCGAAAAGGTTTTAATTGAGTGCTATTATTTATCTAGTTATTAATGGCTCTAGTTAAAAGATGGTTCTAGTTAGTGTAAAGTCGAGCCGTGTATGGGTCCGCCGTGTATGGCTCGGCGTCACATGGCTACGTAAGCTCCTCCGTATCTCCATCGAATATCGCGAGCTGGCTGATCGGCATGATCGTATATCTCGCGTTATCCCATCGCTGCGTCTTCGGGTCCCGCGCTTTCTGCTTTACGACTAACGGCCGCTCCTGCCACCGATATTCGCACAGCGCTTTGATCCGCCTGTTTGCCGCAGCTCGGCTCAGATTTAGCGCGCCAGCTATCTGATCCTGCGTCGGGTAGCATTCGCCATTAGCGTTCATGAACGAAGACAGCACGCAAAGAGTCTGCCAACGCTCCGCCCCGATGTCCGCGATAAGGCCTTTCTTAACGGCATCGACGTACATCTTAACGAAGATGCGCGTTTCGGCCTTGCCGGACGTGACGTTGTATTCCGATTGAGATTCGACGGATACGAGCCGCTGATGTTCGTCGGTCATTCGTTATCACCTCTCACTTCTATAACGGGTAGGCTACCGTCAATTTTGCGACATGGATTACGAAACTTTTTTCGCTCGTCATTTATAACTGCGAATACACTTCAGAAAAAGGACAAAAAATAACCCGACCTTATGGCCGAGTCATCTCCGTTTTATTTTTCGCTGCTTATTTAGTTTTCCACGAACCTTATTTATGGCGGAATATTTTTCGTGTTGAGCCGTTAGTGAGCTTCCGGAAAGATGCGTGTATCTTTGAACCATACGTAAATCACTATGCCCCAATAACATTTGCAAATGGCGCATATCTCCACCGCTCTCCAAGTACATAGTTGCCGCCGTATGTCGGAATAAATGCGGATGCACCCGCTTCTTTATACCGACCTCTTTCGCGTATTCAACGAGGCGTTTTCGGAAGTGATCGCGCGTTAAACGTTCGCCGTAGTTTGCGAGAAAAATATATTCGCTCTCGAAATCCGCACGGTTTTCTACTATTAATTCGTTTAGCATTTTCGCAGTGCCGAATTCAATAGGAACCGTACGAGCCCGTCTATTTTTCGCAACAGTAGCCGGAATATATAAAGTACGCGCAGAAAAATCGAAGTTTTCCTGCTTGAGCCCTAGCGCTTCAGAAATACGCATCATTCCGTCGAGTAAAACGTTCATTAAAACGTAATCCCTGAAGTCGGCATATTCACGTTGATTCGGCGCCGCAAATAACAACCGAAGCTCATCCTCGTCTAAAATAACGACTTCCTCTTCGGGTTCGTTAACGTTCTTTATACCGACCATCGGGTTATGTTCGATAAGATCCTCGTCATATAACGTCTTAAAGAAAACGCGCAGGGTCTTCAATCGAGTATTAATCGTTCCCGGCGCAAGCCCTTTCGTCATATGCTCGTCCTTCTTAAAATAATGGTCCTCGAATTTAACCCATTCGTCTTGCATGTAAACGATATACCTGCGAATTACTTCTCGGCTCATTTCGTGAATGGACCGCGCGATCCCCTTACGGTCAAGAAATTCGAGAAAGAAACCGTAATTGTCTTCGTATTGGTTGAGCGTTGATTGCGCTCGCCCCTCCGATTTCTTAATTGCGCGAAACTGTACGAAAAGCACATCGAGATTGCTCGTAGTCTTCCGTAAAGTACGTTCCTTTTTGACGCGTTTTCCTGCTCTATTTGCGGACAT